GTAAATTTTGTATCTTTATCAATAAATCCTAATCCAGGTGCAAATAATAGTAATTTATTTACTTTTTTATAAATTAGATTAGACAAATATAATCCTACGCCACCTCCTGCAGATTTTGCTAAAATAGTTAATTTATTTTTATATTTTTTTAGATGAGATTTAATTAATGAAGCAATAACTTTATATAAATAGTTTTCTAATTTTGGATAAAGTATATCATTTTTATCATTAAATAATTTATTATGAAGTTTAATAATACTAAAAACATCATTATCTTGAAACTCGACAATAAATATAGTATTAAATAATGATTTATCTACTTTTTCAGTATATAATTCAAATAAAGTTTTATAATTTCTATCATAAGATGATTTTGAAAATCCAGGAATAATTAATAAATTTAATTTTTTTTTATTATTTCCTTCAATTTTATTTATTTTAATTGATTCGAAAGGTATATTTTTAATTAATTTTTTCAATTCTGATTCCTTTTTAGAACCACCTATTAGTTCATTGTGATGAACTTGTTCTTTTAATAATTCATATTTATATTTATATTTAATATATTTATCAAAATCAGACATTATTATATTATAATATATTATAATATAATAATTTTTTTATTAAATATAATAATAAGATATAGTAATAAATTAATTTAATAACTCCACCAAGAATTTATATCAAATAAAACATCTTCATTTATTTCAATGATAAAAAAATAAAAATATAATTTTTATTTTTTTATTATTTCTAAAAATTAAAACTTTGTTTTAATTTTTAGCAATATCTTTATTAATAGTAGAATCTAAAAAATTAATAATTTTATCTACTGGTGCTGTCAGTACCATGCATAGTTCCTAAAGAACCTGTTAAATTTTCATAAGTTGTAAATATTAGATTAATTATATTTTTCTCTTTATTAGTTAATATTTTTAATCTATATCATAAATATAATTGTTTACAACTAATTTCATAATCATCATTATATCAATTTTTTATTTAGAGAACTTAGGACAATATTATAAGTTGTTCTTCTATTTTTTTAACTTTATATATTATTAATAATGATGTAATCAAAATTATTATTATTGATGGTATATATAGATAATAAAATATTGAATATTTTAGTAAACAACTTATACATACTAATAATATAAAAACAATATTAGTTATTATACCAATATCTATTGAATTGCAAAATAAATAATGTTTTGCAGATATATTAAATATAGGTCCATAAATAAATGAAAATAAATATGAATAATATAATATATTATTAAAGCTATTAATATTAATTATATTATCATTTAGTCTATAATATTTTTCAAATATAAAAGTTATGAATAAACAAAATAAACTAAAAATTATATCTGATATATAAAATATTATTAATAAAAAACTATAACAATTTGATTTTATATTAAATATTTCATTATATATTAATCTTTCATTATATATATTTATAATACTCATTAAAAATAAAGAAATACAACTTAATATTATACCAACATTACCATAATTCATATTATTAATTTTTAATTTGAAATCATCATAAAAAATAATTGGTAATAATGTAAATACTAAATTAATTATTATTAATGTAATAATATTTATATTAATTAAATATTTTTTATGATTTATAATTATTGCCATAACTAAATTAATAATAATTTTATTAGATGTTATTAATTGAATAATAACTGGATCTGTATCTATATAAGCTAATGTTAATATTTTATAAACTGGAAAACAAGATATGTATAATGATATTAATTGTAAATAAGATATTGAAAATATATTTTTTAATGTTATAATAAAATGGTCTTTATCAAATATTATAAAATAAAAACTATTAAATAAACTAGTTATTGTAATAATAGTAATTAATAATTGACTTTCAAATAAATTCAAATTATAATTTTTTATAAATATTCCTAAAAAATAAAATAATATGTTCCAAATTATAATAGTAATATATTTTATCATTATTATAATTATTAAATAGACTTTAATTAAATATTTTATTATTTTTTATAATAAAATAATAAAATAATAAAATCAGTTTCTATTTCATTATAGTATTAAAATCTTTTTATGAAAGTTTCAGCCCAAGCCCTCTCTCTTTATTAAAAATATACATTATATAATACAATATTTTATGTATATATTATATGTCTAAAATAATAATTTTTTATTATAATACTTTTAATAATACTTTTAAATAAATTTTATTTAAATATTTTAAATATTTTAAATAAGTATATTAATATGTATATTATAAATATACATATTACATATAATACATATATAATACATAATATGTATATAATTATATGTATAAAGGAATATAATATATATTATATATTAATGGAAAAATCAAATAAATATTATTGTTCTTTATGTAATAAAAATTATGCTAGTTATAGAACATTGTATAATCATAAAAAATCATTTCATATTAATATTACTAATAATACTAATAATACTAATAATACTAATAATACTAATAATACTAATAATACTAATAATACTAATAATACTAATAATACTAATAATACTAATAATAATGATAATATTACAAATGTTCTTAATGAATTATTAAATATAATAAAAAATAATAGTAATAGTAATAGTAATAGTAATAGTAATAGTAATAGTAATAGTAATAGTAATAGTAATAGTAATAGTAATAGTAATAGTAATAGTAATAGTAATATTAATAGTAATAGTAATAGTAATAGTAATAGTAATAGTAATAGTAATAGTAATAGTAATATTAATAGTAATAGTAATGACAAAAAATATATTTGTTGTAAATGTAGTAAAACATTTATGAATTATCAAAATAGATGGAAACATGAAAAAATTTGTAAATTTAATAAAAATATAATTAATGAAAAAAATGTAGAAGAAAATAATAATTTGAAAAAAGAAATAGATAATATAAAAAATATAATGATGAATAAAATAAATAATTTAGAAAATCAAATATTAAATCTTCAAACAAAAATTGGTTCTAAACAAATTAATATAAATAATGGAAATATAATAAATAATACATATGTAAAATTTGGTTTAATAAATTATTCAAAAATTCTCAATGAAAAAAGTATATTAAATATATTAAATAAACCATTTAAGTGTTTAGAAGAAAGTATTCTTAGTATTCATTTTAATTCTAAAATGCCGGAATATAATAATGTATATATAACAAATATGAAAGATGATATTGCTTATATATTTGATGGTGAAAAATTTGTAGCAGTTAAAAAAAATGAATTAATTGATGATATGATTGAAAATCATAAGGATATTATTTTAATTTATAAAAAATTAAAATAATATGAATTAAAATAAAAAATTAAAATTTTTTATTTTAATTAACCAAATAGAGGAATCTATAGAAGAATATAAATCTAAATTAAAACCTTATACTATTAGACAATTAGATAAATTTCTAGCATTAATCAATAATGAAAATGAAGGATATGTTGATGGACAAAAAAAATCATATCAAAATTATAGAGTATATAAAATGAAAGATATAAAGTTATTGTTATATAATGATTCTAATTCTAAAAAATTAGAATTATTAAAAAATATGGAATTAAAAGAAAAAATTATAATTGATGAATATGATTCAGATTAAACTAATATTTGTCTAGCAAAACTTTCAAATGTTGGTTTTTTCCAATCAACAAATGATAATATTCTATTTACTATAGATATTTTGTTAACTTGTTTTAGTCTTACTATAATTTCATCATCTTCAAATGATGATAATGATTCCAAGCAAAAATCATTTCTTGTACAATCATTTATAAGCATCATATTAACCATTTTTATCCTAAAATAGTTTTCAACATTGCCATATTGAATTAAAAAGTCTTTAAATAATTTTTTCAATGTCTTAAATGTATTTCTCCATTGTAAAATATTATCATAACATAACTCATCAAATTTTATACAATATGACATTTCTTTACTTTTTGCAATAAATAATGTTCTAATATTACAATAAACAAGATAATAACTACTATACAAGCCCATGCATATCAATTTTGGATTACATAAAAATATTGGATTTTGATGAATTATTTTGCTAAACCTAGCTCTTACATCGTATTGATGCATTGTATAGATCACGCTATTTATTTCTTGTGTAATATATTTTTCAAATGAACTAATATCTTCAGAAATATTTTTTTTTCTTATTCTGTTTAAAATTCTTTTTTTTTGTATTGTAGTTTCTACTAGATAATCATTAAATTGTTTTTTAGCATCTATTAATTCTATAAGTTGTAAATTTTTAAGTTCATTAATTAATTGAGAAGTATATTTACTCATTTCTTCAAATCACTACAAAAATATAATATATATTTAATATAAAAAAAAAAATTCAATTTTTTTTAACATATAAATTAGAGATAAAATTTTATAAACTAAAAAACAAGATATATATAATAATATTAACTGTAAATAATATATTATTTATTGATGTAATAAAATAGTCATTATTAAAAATAAAATAATAATTATAAATTATAATAGTAATATATTTTATCATTATTAGACAGACTTTAATTAAATATTTTTATCAAAGAATTAGCCTATAAAATATAATAATATTTCATTATAATATTTTATGATAAATAAGCTAGTAATTATAATCTGTTATATTAAAAATTACTAATATAACAGATTATAGAACATCAAAATTAAAATATAATAACCTAATAATATATTTAAAAAGATATTAATTTATATTAATATGACTAAAATAGATAAGGGAACTATTTATGAAGAATATGTATGTGATTATATAAATAAATCTAATAATAATTGTATTGCTTATTTATGGAAAAATGTTCCAGATTTTATATTATATAATGCAAAATTAATTGATGATATAAATGATTGTAGAATTAATAGAGAAATATGTAAAAATTATATTCATGATATTGGTATTGATATAATACAAATTAATAATGAAACAAATAAAATTAGCTTTATTCAATGTAAAAATTATGAAGGAACTTTATGTATTAAAGATTTAGCTGGTTATTTTGCTATTATGGCACAATCTGAACATTATGATAAAGAAGGCATTATTTACACTTCAAATAATAAATATTCTCATAATCTATTAAAAGTTTGTAAAAATAATACACATACTTTTATTTATCTTCCAATTGAAAATAATATTACAATTACAAAAAATATTTTTATTCCTTATTCTTATCAATTAGAATGTGTTGAAAAATTTAATGATTATTATAAAACTAATAACAATGCTATATTAAATCTTCCATGTGGTTGTGGTAAAACATATACAAGTTTTTTAATATCACAAAATTATAATATTGTTATTATAATTTCACCATTGAAACAACATACTGAACAAAATATATTAAATTATAAAAAATATAATAATAAAGAAGATTTAAAATCTATAATAGTTGATAGTGAAGGAACAACTCATAAAAAATCACAGATTTTTTATGAGTTATTGAGCCAAAAAGAAAAATTTATAATTTTTCTTTTTGGCGAAACAAGAAATTTAAATTATATATTAGAAAAAATAAAAAAATATAAAAATATTTTAATTGGTTCAACATATAAAAGTTGTGATATTATAGTAGAAATTATAAACAAATATAATAATGCTTTTATTATAATTGATGAATTTCATAATTTAAGTTATAATAATGTTTTTAATGAAGAAGATAATATAAATAAAATTATAAAATCTAATAATAAAAAATTATATATGTCAGCTACCCCTAAAATATATGAATTAGAAGATAATAATAATTTTGAAAATGAAACTAATATAGAAGATATTTTAGGAAAAATAGTTTATAAAATGAATTTCAGTTATGCAATAAATAATAATTATATATCAAATTATGAAATATATTTACCAGTTCATAATGAAGATAATTATAATAAATTATTAGAACAAATTAAAATAAATGAATATGATGAATTATTAATAAAAAAAGTATTATATTATTTTGAATCAATTAAAATATTAGGAAAATTAAAAACAATTATATATTTTAATTGTCATGAACATCTCAAATAAAAAATGCTTAAGCATTTTTTATTTGAGATCTTGGTTAAAAGTTATTTTTTAAAAAAAAATAACTTTTAACGAACATATTGATATTTTTATTAAATGTTTTAATGATGTTAATAATTATTATAACTATAAATATCATATAGATAGTATAATATATAGCGATAATAAAAATAGTAGAATTAAAAAATTACAAGAATTTAAAAATAGTGATGATATTAGTATATTATGTTCAGTTGGAATATTAGATGAATGTATAGACATCCCAAGTTGCGATAGTGTTTATATAACTTATAATTGTGTATCAAAAATAAGAATAATTCAAAGAATAAGTAGAGCTTTAAGAAAACATAATAATAAAATTGCTAAAATATTATTATGGTGCGAAAATATTAATAATATAAATCCAATTATAAATGTAATAAAAAAAATTGATGATAATATTATAACAAAAATAAAATATATTAGTTATAATAATAATTTTTTATCATTAGATGAACAACTAAATATACAAAAATATAATAATGAATCACAACTAATAAATGTGTATACAACGCCATTAGTTATTGAACCAAAATCAAAGATTTTGATTGAAAAAATTGGGACTTTATATCAAGTTCCTAATAAATTTATAGAAGACTATTATAATTTTTATAATATGTGTTATAAAACATATTTTGGAATAAATGTTGAAGATGTTATTAAATATTTAGAAATTAAACAAACCGAAGATTTTTATAAAAGAATTAAAAATAAATTTGTATTAAATAAAGATTATATAATTATTATTGATAATCATTTTAAGGTAAAAAATAAAAAATATTCAAATTATTATATATCTTTTGATGTATTTGAGAAAATATGTATGGTATCACATTCAATTAAAGCTAATAAAATAAAAGATTATTTTATAATATTAAGAAAATTTAAAAATTAGTAAAAAAAAATAGATAATATAAATATTTAATCACATTTTAATTTTATTTTATCAGATTTATAACTATTTCTTTCATAAAATAGATAACAATCTATTGCAGATTGTTTTAATACTTGTTCAAATTCTGAGATTAATATACTTTTTTTTTTTGCCAATTTCCATACATACTGATCTATTGTTTTTTCTTGTGGATAAGTTGCTAAATATAAATATACTTGGACTATTCTTTTATTTTTTGGGACATCTTTATGAGAACAAAATCTTATAGCTCTTCCCATTATTTGATGTATTCTTGACATATTCCAATAAGGTTCTAATATATGAACTTGTTCAACTCTTAATAATGATATTCCTTCTTTAATACTTGGACTACCTAACATAATTTTAATTTGAGAACCATTAAAATTATTTTTATTATTAAAAACTTGTTTTATTTCTTCTTTCATTTCATGAGTTTCATCACCAGTCCATACAGAAAATGTTTTTTTACCCTCACCAAATGTTTTATAATTTTTCCATCCATGATATTCAAGAAAAGTCATAAAACATTTAATTCCTCCTGATTCTTTAAAATTAGAATACACAAAAATAGGACCTTCAGATTTATTAATATGTTGCATAATTTTTAGAAATTTTATAGAATATTTACCAATATTATACATAAGTAAATAATCACCTTTAAAAGAACTATAACCTAATTCACCAATTGATTTATTAGGAAAAGCAACATTTGATATCATTCTAGGACCTAAGAAAAAATCTTGTGGTAGGTTTAATATATCAACATTTTTAAATGAACCTCTTACAAAATTATCACTAGAACTTAAACTTGTTAAATAACTTTTGTATTGAAATTCATGCATTTTACATTTAACTACATTAAAACTTGTTTTAGGATATGCTTGAGGAGGGGCACCTCTATAATAAGAAATTAAATTTTTAATTTTAAGGGAAAACATATTTTGATTAATCATTTCATAAAAAACTCCTTTATTAGTAGTTATTGATGACATATAGTCTTGATTAAATGTATTAATATCAAATAAATCTTTAGTTTTTAATAAATTTAATGTTAATGCTATTTCAACAGGTCTATCAAACATTGGTGTAGCACTCATTAATACTATTTTTAACTTATTATCAGATTTATTAATTATTTCTAATAATAATTTATAAAAGGTTCCATGTAATGAAATCATATTTTGAACTTCATCAATAATTAATAAACAATTATTTAAATTTTTAATTTTTTTATTTTTAATTAAATCTATAAATTTATTATAAGAATATATTGTATAATATTTACTAATTCTATTATTTACTTTTTCTATTATTTTTTTATCAAAAGATTTTTTTAAATTATTTCTTTCTATTACTGTCATATACTCATTACCGGTACATTCAGATTGTAATTCAGTTATATAATTACCAATTAATGCGGCAGGTAATACAACTATTATTTTCATTTTTTTCTTAAATTTTTCAGCTATAGCAATAGATGTACATGTTTTACCAGCTCCTATATTATGGTATAATAATATACCTCTTATATCATCAGTATTCCATGGTGCTAATGGACTTGATAATAAATTAGATAATAATAATTGTTGTGGTTGTAAAATAAATTTTTTAGGTAAACAAAATTCTTCTAAAGTTTCATTAGATTTTTTAACTTTATACTTTTTAAATTCTTGTGTTATATTAGTCATTTAAAATATTTAGATTTTTTTTTATATGTTAATATATAAATGAAATCTTCTAGTTCTAATACAAGTAAACTAACATCTTACATGCCCTGGATAGTTTTAGGTGGTTTTGTAGTGTGTTTAATTGGATTAAGCGTAGCATATGCTATTAGTATGATTAATAAAGATAACTCAACTACATCGCCAGTAGCACAAGATACAAAACCAGATAATAAAGATAAACAAGATAATAAAAATCCACCTCCTCCACCACCAGAATCAAATATATTAAATGCTCCTACATTTACTAATGCTATGACTATGAATTTATCACAAACTACTTTTAAAGACACATTTACTTTTGAAGCATGGATTTATGGTAATTTTACTGATACTGGCAGACGTGGAATTATAGGTATTGAACCATCTGATAAAAATAATGGATTTTATATAATATCAGAAGGTTATGCTCCAACAGTTCCTGTTCCTCAAGGAAATGGTGCTATATCACCATATACATTACATGTAGGATATAGTAGTACATTTGGTGGTCATGCTTTAAGAAACAATACATGGACACATGTAGCCGCAACACGTGATAGTAATAATATTGTTAATTTATATTATAATGGGGTAGCATCAACAAACGGACCACCTAAAGCATGGGTTGGAGATTGTAAAATAGGTAATTTATTAGGTAATGGATTTGTAGGAGGTAAAATAATGAATGTTCGTGTTTGGAATATTGCAAGAACTCAATCACAAATAGATAAATATAAAACTAAAACTAGTTTAAATAACATTGATACAACTACAGGATTAATAGCTTGGTATCCATTACAATCAGATACAAAAGATTTAATAAGTAATACAAGTTTAACAGGTGGAACAATGACATTTACTTCAAATACTTTTGATTGGACAGTCTAGATCCACATATAGTGGACAGTCTAGATCCACATATAGTGGACAGTCTAGAGCCACATATAGTGGACAGTCTAGAGCCACATATAGTGGACAGTCTAGATCCACATATAGTGGACAGTCTAGAGCCACATATAGTGGACAGTCTAGAGCCACATATAGTGGACAGTCTAGATCCACATATAGTGGACAGTCTAGATCCACATATAGTTGATACCAACATAATAAAATAAACTATTATTATATAATTATTATAAATTTATAAATATATAATAATATAATGAAAAAAAAGATATTAAATATAGATGGTGGGGGAGTTAAGGTATATTTACCATTATTAATATTAAATTATATTGAAAAACAAACTAATAAAAAAATTATAGATATTTTTGATTTTTATGCAGGTGTATCAGCCAGTTCTATTATATTAAGTGGATTATTAATTGGTTATAGTGTAGAAGACATGTTAAAAATGTTTAAAGATATATCTTATAATATATTTAGTATTCCTTATAGATATAGAATATCATCCGCTTTTGGTTTATTAAATGCAAAATATCCCGATGAAGGGATTAATTCACAATTAGAAAAATTATGTAATAATGTTAAATTATCTGATATAAAAAAACCATTATCAATTTTAACTTATGATATTAACAGTAATTTACCTATTAATTATTCATCAATAAAAGATAATGATATATTATTATGGAAAGTTATTAGAGCATCTTCTTCAGCACCTACTTATTTTTCTTCATTTGATATAGATGAATATACTTTAATTGACGGTGGAATGGTTGTTAATAATATGTGTGAATACGCATTTATGAATGCACATGAATATTTTGGAAATGATTGTGATTTTATTCAATTATCATTAGGAACCGGAATATTTAATAAAAAAAATAAAAAACCTAATACATTATTAGATTGGTTTGATATAATACTTACAATGAAATTTAATATATCAACAATGTATGAAAATGTAATGATAAGAGATTTAGTAAAAAATAATCCAAAAAATGAATATAATAGATTTGATTTTAATTTAGAATCTTACATAGGACTAGATGATTATACAGTATTTGATAAAATGGATAATATATTTGATACTTGGTTAGAAGATAATAAATCACAACTTGATAAATTTATATTAGATATATCTGAAGAATAAATTTATTGATATATTTTTTATGAGGAATATATCAAAAAAAATAAATTTTTTTATATATTATTATTATTTGAACTATAAATAATAATAATATATCAAAAAAATAAATTTTTTTATATATTATTATTATTTAAAATATAAATAATAATAATAATATGGATGTTAATTCTCACATACGATTATTACTAAATAAATATGAATTAAATTATTTATATACTAAATTTAGATATTTATCAATTTTAACAACACTAACAAGAGAAGGATTTTATTGGGCTTTACTATATTTTAGTACATTAGTAGAACAATCGCCAGAACTAATGAATAAATTAGCAATAATATTATTAATAATGTTAATAATATATGTTCCAATTGAAAGAATATTTAATAATAATAAATTAAAATTAATTGAAGAATTAAAATTAGCAAATAATAAATATTTTTATGATAAAATCATTAATATAAGTAAAACTAATTTATTAGATTTTGATTTAATTGAATATAATAATATATTATTATTTTATAATGAACATATAGAACATTATATTAATGGTTTAAAAATTAAATATGATATACCCTTTAGATTTATTTCTTTAGTAGTTATATCAATATTAAATGATAATTATTTATTAATTGGTTTATTTGGTGTATATGTTGGTATAATAACATCATTAAATGAATGGAAATATATTAAAGAAAATGATTTAGTTGAAAATCAATTAGTAATAGAAAATAAAATAAGAAATTATATAATTAACAGTAAATCTTATTTAATAAATAATGAAATTAATAAAAAATATTTAATAGAAAATATATCTCAGTATAAAAACGTTAATCAAGAAATTTCAACTATTAATAATGATTTAGATACTAATATAAATATATGTATATTAATTTATATTTTAATTATTATGATTTATAAATTAGATACATTAAAACCGAGTAGATTTTTATATTATTTCTTATTGGCACATGATATAGAATTTATTAGTGATAAAATTACAGATTATTATAAAAGTAAAAGAATAATTAATAAAATGCAAATAAGATTAAATTATTTAAATAATATATCTGTAGATTATAATAATTATAAAAATTTAACTACTATACCATATATAAAAATACATCAAATATCAAATAATAATCCAAAATTATATGGAGAAAATATAATGATTAATGAAACTGACCATATTTTAATATCAGGAGTATCAGGAAGTGGTAAAACAACTTTATTATATGTTTTTAAAGGTATTGTAAAAGTAGATAATATTAGTATAACACCTAATATAAATATAATAAATAAGTCATCTTATATAACATTATCTAATCATAAAAATTTATTTGATGAATATTTATATAATATTATTACTAATTTTGATGAAAAACCAAATGTTATTTTAATAAATAAAGCATTAGCATTAGCAAAATTAAATCATAAATTTACTAATAATTGTTTTTTAAATATAGAGAAACTTAGTTCTGGTGAAAGAATTAGATTATTAATTGCAAGAATTATATATATTGTTAAAACTAAAAAATATAAAATATTATTATTTGATGAAATTGATGAAAATTTAAATGATGATTTAGCTATTGAAATTTGTAATAATATTAGAGATATATTTAAAAATAATATTATATTATATATATCACATAATGAATTAGTAAAACAAAAATTTAATAAAAAAATAACAATTCAAGATTCTATTATAAAGTATCAATAATTAATTTTATTTTAATCAATAAAATTAATTTTATCTAAATCAATTTTATAATTAATAAAGTCATATTCTTTTTCAGCATATGAATTAATTACATTGTCATCAACATTACCATTTAAAATTGATAGATTTTTTATTAAATTTTTTTTTAATTTTCTCAAATTTTTATTATTATCAACATTATTTTTATTTAATTCATATTTCTTAATTTTTTCATTATATTTATTTTCAATAATATCATATTGTTCATTAATATAATTAGTAATAATACTTGAGTCAACATTTTTCCTAATTAATTCATTTTTAATAATTTCTATTTTGTCTAATTCTTTTTTTTTCCAATTAATAGCCCTAGTACACATATATTTATATAAATAATATAATTTCTATAATAAAATTTATAATCCATGATTATTAAGTTCATCTGCATAATATTTAACCCAACTAGTATACTTACATATTCCTAAATTAGTATTTGCAAAAATATTTAAATCAGTACCATCAAATTTGGGTCCTATTATATCTAATAATTTATCTAATGGTTGTTGGTCTGTTAATTGTTTTTTAATTAACATTAATTGTAATCCTAACCAATTTTTACCAGTTCCATTTTTGTTATCAGACCAAGTTGTATCTCTACCAGGTTGTTCATTATGTTCTAATAAAAAATTTGGAGTATAAATTAATAGTTGTTGTAATGTTTTATCTGAAAATTTAGCTATTAAAACATATAACATTGCTTTCCAATTTGACCCAAAACCATGATAATCACTTGGCATTTGTAATTGTTTTGGTTTTGACAAACTATAAGCATCATCGCCTGTAGCATTTTGATATTTTGTAACATTTGTAAAATCTTTCAATGATTGAAATGCACCTTCAGCGCATAAAAAAGTATATGGTTTTTTATCTATAGTAATATTAAATGTTTGTTCATAAAAATTCCCTAAAAATCCTAATTGATTACATTTATCTAATTTATCATTAGGTTTATAAAAAAATCCTACTTGTTTTAATAAAGGATTAGTTTTACAATCAAATGATACATTTGGATTATTTCTACAATATCTTGAACAATATCCTGGATTTCCATCAAAAGTAGGTTTAATATTACACCTCTTACATATATTATTAGACTGTTGTGATTTTTGTGTACTATCTCTGCAACTTATTGAACAATAATTACTACCTGGATGTTTTTGTTTTTTTCCACAATTCTCACATAAATCTCTACAATATATTGAACAATAATTACTACCTTGATATTTTGGTATTGTTCTACATCTTATACATAGTTGTCCTTGTTGTTGTATCATATATGAGGTTCGTTCAGGTGATAGTGGTGTCATATATGATGTTGGTCCCGGTTTTATTCTCATACCACCTTCTAATTCTATTTTTAAGTCATTATATAAATATTTATAAAAATTATGCATTATATAAACATAAGATTTTATATTTTTATATAATGAAATTAAAATTAAGAATAAGTAATATTAATGATATAGATAAAATTTATGATTTACAATTAAAATGTTTTGGAGTAAATGAATCATGGTATAAACAAATTATTTATCAATATATAGATACTGGATTAGTTATTGAAGATTTTGAAAATAATATAATTGGTGTTTTATTACAAGGTAATATGACACCTTGTAATAAAAAATATGATTTTCTAAATAATGATTCATATAAAGAAGATATATTTGAACCAATAACTGAATATGGTAATTGTTTTTTATTAAATAATAATCAATTTCAAGAAATGTATGGAATATTAATGATATGTATAGATGAAAAATATAGAGGTAAAAAGTTAGCTCAAAAATTAATATCTACTTTTTTTAGTCAAAATAAAGAAAAAAATATATGTCTACTAACAAGACAATCAAATACTAATGCTTATAATTTATATTTAAAAATGGGTTTTAATCATATTGCTAATATCAAAAATAAATATTTTAATCCTACTGAAGACGCTATTTTTATGGTTAAACATATTTAATTAATTAAATTTTAAATATGGTAAAACATATTTAATTAAATATGGTAAAACATATTTAATTAAATAAATTTTAAATATGTATAATATTCAATATTATTATTTTTTATTAATGCTAAATTGATTTTATTTATATTAATATCTAAATTATTTTTAATACAATTTAATAATTTAATAGTTCTTTTATTATAATTTACATTTTTTAATTCATTTAAAATATATTTTTTTAGATTAAATATTTTTGAGTTATTTTTTTTGTAAGTATTTAATAAACTTGATTCTAAATTTTTTCCATTATTTTTTAACATATCTAATATTAATTCTTTATTTAATTCATCATTATTATATAAATTATTTAAATCAATATTTATTATTTTAAAGAAATTTATCATAATAATCCAAATATTTTTAATAGTTTTTTGTTTTTTAGATTGAGATATAAATTGTTTAAATCCTAATACTATATCTACATAATTCATTAAAATTAAAATAATATTTAATTTATTCATATGTTTAATATAATATTTATTTAAAAAAAATTCATCTATACCATATTCATAAATATTAGAAATATTACATTTATTAATATAATTAATAATTTTACTATTATTATCAATATATATTTTTTCTAAAAAATTAGATAATATTTTATATGGCATTTGTATTGATTGATATATTAAACTTGCTATAATAGGATATTTATTTTTACTAGTTCTTTTATTAAAACTATAACAAAATCTTGATTTATATGCAAATTTAATATTATTTATGTCAAAATAATTTATAATTCTTCTATGTAAATTATATAATTTATTATCAATATCAATTACTAAGCATTTATCTACTTTATGATATTCTAAATCAAATAAAGGTAAAAATCTAATAAATGTTCCAATTACTCCTTTATGATATATTCCATCTTTAAAAAAATCAATATTATATTTATATAATTCAATATTATCTAAATTTTTTTTCTTTAATATATTATTTAATATCTCTAAAACGGATTCATCATAATATATTCTTAATCTAAAATTAGGTAAAATTTTATTAAAATTATTAATTATATCAATAATTCCATTTTTATAAATATTTATATCCTTGTAAGATTCTTTTTTTAGAAAAAATACACATGATAATATATTATAATTATTATTAGGTTCTTTATTTTTTTTAATATTCCATGAACATATTATACTTTTTGATAAATGTTGATTTATATTCATATATAATATAAGATTACAAAAAAAAACTTATTTATTTAATATTTATAAAGAAATATAGTGCTTAGCAACTAGGTGCTACCTAAAAACTCTAATTAAGTCATCTAATTGACTATCTAATGGAAAATCTCTTCTGGTACACATTAGATTTATTATTGCAGAAAAACGTTCAATGAATAATCTAATTTCTAGATTATTAAATATACCTATTGGTATATTTTTGGTTGATAGATGCACAGAAGGTCTGTAATAAAATATTACATGTATCAAGTTAGTTATTATTATTTTACATTCTGCACATAACTTGTTATATGGTGTTTTCCATATATTACAACAACCATTACATGAACTAAATTCTACAGTACAATAATGACGACATCTAACATCCTTTAGAAAAATACCACATTTACAACTATATTTTGTATATGCATTACATTTGCAGAATCTATATTTACATCTACATCCTAATAACAACAATTTTTCTACATTAAACCTATTTCCCAACAAGTTTGCACACAAACTATTTCCAAAATCTGAAGGGACTTCAACATCATTACATTCAAAACTTGATTCTGATAATTGTATAATATCCTCTAAATACATAGGAGACAGTTTTATTATTGTAAAGTTAAAATCATTTTCTGATAGGGCTGTTTGACTAATTAAATATTCATTGCTTTTAATAATAGTGTCTCTATAAACTACTTGATAACGAGTTGATTGCACCAATTTATCTAATTGTTCAATTAATTGAATTAATCTAGTTCTAAAATGAACTTTTTCAATTGAGAAAACATGACCACTAAGATTATAAAAACATAATGTTTTATAATTTTTAGATTCTTCTGCCTGTTTATTATACAAAGCCATTATATTTAATTAATAATATAATAATTTATTAAATACATTTTTCAATTTTTTTTTTGAGTTTTAAATATTTTGTTTTATATTTAATATATTTTTCTCCAAATCCTGGATATACCGCCAATGGTGAATATACTGGTGGATATCCTGGTGAATATCCTGGTGGAAGTGCTGGTGGATATCCTGGTGAATATCCTGGTGGAAGTGCTGGTGGATATCCTGGTGGAAGTGCTGGTATAAATTCTGGTGCTGCAGCACTTAATGATGGTTTTAATTTTAATTTTATTTCTTCTTTTATTTCTTCTTTATATTTAGGACTTATAAACATATTTGTTTCACTAGTTGTTTCAATTTGTTGTAAATATGTTAATAATTCTTGTTTTTGTTTTTCACCTAATTTATGAGTGTCTATACTAGATATATTTAATGAACTATTTTGTATAAAAGCTTCAACTATTGTATGTACATCTTTATTTAAAAGTATTAATTTTAATAAATTGCATAAATCACAAATTATTTTATTTATTTTTTTAAAATTTAATTTTATACAATCTTGAATAATACCATAAAAATTTGTAAAATCTTTATTTGTAATATTAATATTTAAGTCATAACATTTATTTATTAATTGTATAAATATGTAATTAATATATTGTATCCATTCTTCATTAATAGTATGTTCTATAATATAGTCTGATACATCTACATTTTCATATATAGTTATAATTATTTCTTGCATTTCAATAAAAAATATAATATATTGTATAATATAAAATATTATTGCTTGTAAATTTAAATCATTAAATTCATTAAACTTTTCAAATGAGTAGTCAAGTGATTTAATAAATGGTGTTAAAAATATTTGTACATATATTTTTATAATAATAAGAGATATCTCTGTTTCTTGTTTTATATATTTTAGTTTTTTTTCTATATTTAGTTTAAATATTTTTTTAATAATATTAATAATCTCATCCCTATCAATATAATAAGTATCAGTATAAGTATAAGTATCAGTAATATTAGTAATATCAGTAATATCAGTATCATTAATATAATCTTTAATTTTATCATTTAATCTATCTTTTGTTGATGTGTTTATTAAACTATTAATAAAATTTTTATAATTAATTACTATAGTTATAATTTTATCTAATATTTCCATAATTTGTAAGAATATTTTAATATCTTCATCTTCTATTATTGATATGTCTATACCATCTTTATAATATAATGATAATATATACATTTTATTTTTATAATTTATTTTTTCAATACAATATATAATTATTATTTTAAAATAATCTACTAATAATATATATATATATTTTTTAATTTTATCATTAATAATATAGGATTTGTTAAATATATTAAGATCAGATAGTTCTATTATATATAATAAAACAGCCTTAATCTTAGGTGATGTTGATATGTGTTCTGTAATTCCTATTAATTTATTATAAAATTTAATATCAAATATATTAGGTTCACTTTGTAATTCACTTTCTAATCCTTTCATTTCATATTTAGCATCCTCTACTACTTTCTTAAATTGATTTTTTATATTTTGTGATTCAGTTGTTGTAATAAATTGTAGAGAGAAAATATTTTTAGCAGATTTTATTATGTCAATAAGGTAATCTAATTTACTAAATAAATTATAATCTCGTTCATATGTTAATTTTGAGTTTGATATAAAAGTTTCTATCATTAATATAACATTATTAATAGCTTCTGTTTGAGTTTGTTCTTCCAATGTATTAGGAGATGTTGATATTTTTTCTCTAATTAGTTCATCTTTACCTTCATCTTCATCTTCATCTTCATCTTCATCTTCATCTTCACCATCACATTCATCTTCACAATCACCTTCACCTTTATCTTCACCTTTATCTTCACCATCACCTTCACCTTTACCATCACCTTTACCATCACCTTTACCATCACCTTTATCTTCACCATCACCTTCACCTTTACCATCACCTTTACCATCACCTTTACCATCACCTTTACCATCACCTTTACCATCACCTTTACCATCACCTTTACCATCACCTTTACCTTTACATTTACCATCACCTTTACCATCACCTTTACCATCACCTTTACCATCACCTTTACCTTTACATTTACCTTTACCTTTACCATCACCTTTACCTTTACCTTTACCTTTACATTTACCTTTACCTTTACCTTTCCCTTTACCTTTACCTTTACATTTACCTTCATCTTCATCTTCACCTTCATCTTCACCTTCATCTTCACCTTCATCTTCACCTTCATCTTCACCTTCATCTTCATCTTCATCTTCAACTATGTTTAGTGTATCAGGTCCTGTTAGTTCTTCTTCTTGTTCTGTTTTTACCAATAAATGGTCGTATTTATGTGATGCTATAGATTTGTAGTAATTAGGACTATCATCTTGTATTATTTTAAAATTAACTTTTGATTTTGATGTTATATTAAAATCTCCTCCAACTATTATATTAGCTATATTAGAGTTAGGCTTATTTATATGTGTTTGAATTCTTTCTTGTAATTCTTGTAAATAATCTTCTTGATTATATGTAGGAAATTTACAATTAATTAATAAATATTTTTTTTCATTTATAGTTGTTATTACATCGCATATTCTTTTATTAAAATTTAGATTATTTATTTCTAAATTAGATGTTTGATTACCATATAAATTTCTTTTTATAAATATTACAACATAATGACGTGTTCTAGTATTATCATCATATACAGAATTATCACATATATATTCATATATATCTTTTAATCTTGTATATAATTCATATAATCCCCACCATAATACTTCTTGAAAAAATAATATAGTAAAATTATTATTTTTTATATATTTAACAATTATATTAAAAACTTTTTTCCATTTTTTTTCATGAAATAAATTAATATATAATTGTGTCTTACATATTTTTTCTAAATTTTCACGAGATGCCATTGCCATATTTAACATGAATAGTTTTAAAACATCATCAATTTGGTATTCAATACTTAAATGGTCAGACAATAGAGCATATTTTTTGTTTTTTTTTATTTTATATTGTGAATAACAACACTTAGAATGTGGTTTACATATAGTGGTAGGAGGAGGATTAGATTTAATCATATATTATATATTATATATTATATTAATTATAAACTTTTATTTTGATAGCAAGTACTTTATAGGTATTTTCATCATTTTTATTATAAATATTATAATAAATATTTAATCCATCATTTATATTATCTATACCAGGTAAAGTTTTTTTTAAAGTTTCATTAATAAGATATGACTTAAAATTATCATATTGTGTAATTCTTTTAATTTTAGTTGTGATGAATCTCTTAAATCCCAAACTATCATTTTGCCATTCAATTATATCTCCTTTTTTCATATTCTTAAAATCACCTCTATTTAATCTACCATCTACTTTTTTCTTACCAATTTTAATTAATGAAAACCAAGGTTCAGATACATTTTTTATATATTTATTACTCATTATAAATAGATATATTATAAAAAGATTTTTCTAAATATTAATAATGATAATATTTATTATTATATTTTTATTATTTATAATATTATATACTAATAAAAAAAAAGAAGATTTTAAAAATGAATATAATATAAAAGAATTTCCTAAATTTTTAACTGATGAAGAATGTGATAAAATTATTGAATTATCTAAAGATAAATTATTTGTAAGTAGAATATATGGCAAAGATGAAGATACATTATCTACAGGATTTAGAAATAGTTTCCAATGTTGGTTAACTGATAATGAGAATTTAATTAAAAATATATCTGATAGAATTAGAATAGCTACAAATTCTTATGAGAATTATATGGAAGATTTACAAATTGTTAAATATCCTGAAAATGGATATTTTTATCATCATTATGATGCATGTAGAGATTCTGAAGAAATATGTGAAAGAATGAATTTAGGTCATGGTCCTAGATTTATTACATTTATAATATATTTAAATGATGGTTATGAAGGAGGAGATACTGATTTCCCTAATCAAAATATAAAAATTAAACCTGAAAAAGGTAAAGGTGTTTTATTCTATAATACTGATAAAAATGGTAATATATTAGAAAAATCATTACATGCAGGATTACCAGTATCTAGAGGTAATAAATGGATAGCTAATAAATGGATACATCTAAATAACTAAATTAACTTTTATCCATTCATGAATAAGTATATTATTTTTAGCTAATATATTATTAATACCAGTTATAAAATTATTAATAAAAGTTATTTCTTTTTCACTTTCTATAATTAATAATATATTATAAATAGTATTAACCAATTTATTATTATATAAATCAATAATATTAATAAATATTGTATCAATAGGACTAGGTCTATAAGTTAATGTAGGTGATGATGAATTATTACTATTACTAAAATTATCACCGAATTCTAATATAGCTCTATACATTAATATTACTTGAATTATAGTAGCATTTTCAGATGAACTATATGTTTTAATTAAATTATCAAATCCTTTTAATGCCATTTTTAATAATAATTGATATATATCTATATTAATAGGACTATTAGCATTAACTGTAGGATTATACCATAAAGTAAATCTCTTAATAACAGAAAATAAAAAATATAAATTATCTTTTTTATCTGAATTATACCATCTACTAATTGGTTGTGCAAAACTTGGATTTTGTAAATATAATATATTATTATGAATTGATAATTTAGTTCCAATTTGTGATACACTTAATAATGCTAATTGAATCATACATTGCAATGGCTCTAATATCATATCTATATTATCTTTGGTTTTACTAACTAATAAATTATATAATCCTTTAAATTGTTGTGGTTCTAACATAAATAAGTTATTCATATTATTTATAATAGAACTTATTTTTTATATATTTATACAACATATAAAAAATTAAAAATTTTTATATATTAAATATTTAACAATTTTTTTAATTAAGAAAACATTGACATATGTGAATCAGTTCTATCTCTTTTATTAGTTAAATTAGATATTGATATATTTAGATCATTAAGTATAATATTTTTATTATTTTCATTACTATTAAATGTTCTTAAAGCTTGAACTTGTTTAATTTCATTAACAAACTTTTCTATATCACCACCATAATATGGAAAATGATTTATATTTTCATTAAAAAAATTTAATAAGTCTGTATCTAATATATTAATTTTATATGATGTTAATTTTAGTTTATTTAGAAAAATATCTTTTAATTCATTAGGTTTATAACCTTCAATATTATAATGACTATGAAATCTTCTTCTTAAACCTTTATTATAACTAAAAAAACAACTTTCAATATCCTCATAATATCCAGCTATAATAAACATAAATTCTCCCTTTTTTTCTGACATATATTGATTTAACATATCAATTGCTTCTTTAGAAAAATTATCAGTTTTTTGAGAATTTCCTAATGAATATGCTTCATCTAAAAATAATACACCACCCATAGCATTTTCTAATATTTTTTTAGTTTTTGGACCGGTATGACCTAAATATTCTCCAACTAAATCTTCTTTTTTAATTTCAATAAATTTATTAGATTTAAGTATACCAAGTCTTACAAATATATCAGCATATAAAATAGCAAATTCTGTTTTTCCAACACCTGGAGGTCCGGATATAATTGTATGTAAATATTCATTATTAAAATCATTTTGTATATAATATATGATTTTTTTAAATATATCTTTTTTGATATCATTTAATCCAACCATATTCTTTAATTTTATTAATGGAGGAATTATATAATATAATCTCTGTAATATAGTATTATGTCTTAATGACATCCATAAATTATCTAAATTTATAATATCATCAATAGATTTAATAGATGATATAGTTTTTTTTACTAATTCATCATTCCAAGATAATTGATGTAATGGATAATTAATAACTCTATATAAAATAATTTGAGGAGATTCTTCACTTTTTAATGGAGGTTCTGGAATATTACTTTTTTTTAAGCTTAAATATAAATTTTCTTCTTTTAATTTTTTATTTTCCATATCTAATACATAACAAGATGTTAATTTAGATAAATAAGAACTTGTTAAATATAAATTATATGAAATAGGATCAATATAATTCATTATAATATAAATTAATAAAACTTTATATTATAATTAATGAAGTCTTAATAATATTATCATTAGAATCTATTATAATAACTTTATTATTATCAATTATTATTTTATATTGTGGTAAAACATTATAAAAATTATATTGAATAAATTTCATTAAATTTGATAATTTTATTTCTTGAGGGAAAATATTTAACAAAATTGATTCATAATATTTACTTATACCTAATGACTTATTAAAATTTGATATTAATCTATTATATGATGTTATTTGTATACTTATCATGTCTTTAACATTTTCATATACTATATCTATAGAAGAGACTGAATAATATACTCTTCTAATACCCATTTTTTGCATTGTTAATAAACAATTATAACATGGTCTTGCATTACATCTTTGATTATACCTATTTACTCTGATAACTAATATGTCTACCTTATGTAGCGCTATGCGTTCTACCTTATGTAGCATAAAATTATTAACTTTATTTTTATTATTTTTCATATGGAGTATTGCATTAATTTCTGCATGTATTGTTCCTTCTTGTTTTAAATAAGGTATATTTTTAGGAGTATTACAATAAGGTCTTCCTAATATTTTATTATGACTAATAATAGCTGCTGCTAATTTATGGTCTATTATACTATTTTGTGCTTTAGAATGTAATTTATCTATTATTGATGATAATGGCATTTTTATATTATTATAATAAATTAATAAATAAATTAAAATATCAATTTTTTAGCCTTTAACATTAACCATCCTTTATAATCGTTTTGTGTTAAAACATCATATAATTCTTTAACTTTTAATAAGTTTTTATTTGACTTATATAATTGATTATATAAGTCTAACATAACATCATCATGTTCTGTTTTAACTACACTATATTCATATATTCCATCTTTAATATAATAAAATTTATCTTCATTATTATATTTTAATTTCTTCCATAAATAAAAAGGAAGTTCTGTTAATTTAACAGAAAAATGATGTAATGTTTTTTGTTTCTTATATTTTGGCACTTTTTGTATCCAATCATCAGCTAATTCTGTTTGTGATAATGGTAAAAAATCACATTCATAATTATATTCTATTTTATAATTTTCATAAATCGGCATTTTTAATTTTACTAACCCCAAATCCATATTTAATTTAATATTTTAAATTAATCTTTAGAACAAAATTAAATTTCTGATTCATTTCCTTCTATATTATAGAATGTATATTCATTATTACTAACATTAGATATAGTGATAGAATTTATTTTAATACTTTTTAAACATATTTTGATAAAAATAAAAATCATGATTTTTTATTTTTTGCTTTAATAATTAATTAAAAAAAAATAGGTTTTTTAAATAAATTATTTCTAACTGTAATAGACAATTTATTTCTACATAATGTATAAGTAGTTTGTTATGTATTATATATTTTAATTCTTTTTATTTATACATTATCAACGTCAATATATACAATTTAAATATATAAAAATAAATACAAAAATTAATTATATAATAAAAATGTTGATTTAAAGTTATCTTAATCAATATTTTTATTATATTAATGACAAACGTTGTTCAAACTATTTATAATATTATATCTAAAAATATATCAACCGCATATATATATTCAGGTGGTTCTATTATGCCTTTAATTAATCAATTACATCCAAAAAATAATATAAATAAAATGAAATATTTTATACCAACTAATGAATCAAGTGCTGGTTTTTGTTCTATAGGTCATAATAAAAGTTTAAATAAATGTGATAGTGTTGTAATTACAACAGGAGGTCCAGGTATTATTAACTGTTTAACACCTTTAGCTGATGCATATTATGATAATATTCCATTTTTACTTATTTCGGGAGATGTTAGTACAAGTGCTAAAGGAAAACATTCTTTTCAAGAATGTAATTCAATAGCATTAACAAAATCTATTACTCATTGGAATTATTCATTAACTAATGAAAATGAAACAATATCTGTTTTTAATAATGCTTTTGAATTATTGAAACAAAATAAACAAGTACATATAAATATTCCTAAAGATATATTTGCAAGAAATATTATTAATAATGATAATATTACTATTGAATCTAATAATAATTTACAAAATGTAAATTATACTATGGAATATATCAAAAAAGTTGCTAAAATAATTAATAACTCACCAAAACCAATATTATGTATAGGCAGAGGTGCTATTGATGCATCAGTTCAAGTCAGAGAATTAGCTTTAAAAGCTAACATACCTGTTACTACTACACTTCATGGTCTTGGTATATTTGATGAAGAACATTATTTAAGTTTAAAATGGCATGGTATGCACGGTTCTGTAATTGCAAATAATGCAATACAATTATCAACATGTATTATATGTATAGGAGGAAGATTTGATGATCGTACAGTAGGTAGTTTAAAAAAATATGCACCAAAAGCAAAATATATTATTCATGTTAATAATAATTCTTCAGAATTTAATAAAGTTATTTCTAATACAATAAATATTCATGGTGATAGTAAAAAAGTGTTAAAGGATTTGATACCACATATATGTGAAAAGAATAATAAAATTTGGATTGATAATTTAAATAAGTTATATGATAAAAATTTCCCATATGATAATTCTAGTTTAAAACAACAAGATATATTAACAATTCTAAATAATGAATTATTAAAAAGATCTAATTTAAAAATAAAAACAATTATTACAACTGGTGTAGGTAATCATCAGATGTATTGTGCTCAATACATAACTCATAAATATCCTAATAAATTAATTACTAGTGGATCATTAGGTACTATGGGTTATGGTAATTCATCAGCTATAGGTGCAAAAATAGCTAATCCAAATGCATGTGTTATAAATATTGATGGTGATGGGTCTTTTAATCAATTAAATGATTTAAAAATGATTATGAATTATAATATACCAATCAAAATTATAATAATGAATGACCAAAAATTAAGTATGGTTCATGTATGGGAAAAATTATTTTTTGATAATAATATAGTAGCTACAGAATCTAATAATCCTAATTATAATTATTTAGCTCAAGCATATAATATAAAATGTATAACTATTTACAAAACAATGAATGTTAAATATATTACTAATTTAATTCGTGAATTTATTGATTATGATCATAATAAACCTATTATATTAAATTGTATAATTAATAGTGATTATTGTTTTCCATTAATACCACCTGGTAATTATGGATTAAATGAAATGATTACATATGATAATCATAAAAAATATACTATTGAAAAATCAGATGTTCCAAGCTAATTAAAATAATTTTATTAATTTAGATTCATAATTTTTATATATAATTAAATAATAATTATTTAACTATATAATGGTTATTTATAAAAAACTAATTCCAAATTTTTTAAACATAAGTGAATATTCCAATATAAAATTTACCTTAGAAATGTATAATTATATTTTATATTTAAAATTTAATTCTATAAACAAATGGTCTAAATATAATAATTTAACAACAATAAGTAATGATGATGAATTTATAATAATATTTTATGATAATAAGATATCATATATTTCTTCATATTATAAAAAACATAATGTTTTCCCATTAAAAATTATAATAAATAAAAATCAAATAATTGCAAGATTAATTAATAATATAATTAAAGATAGAAGATATATATCTTTTATAATATTAGTTAGTGATAAAAATTATCATGTATTAAATTTAATATTTGATAATTATAAATTAGAATCTTATTTAATAGAATGTCAGGGTGTTATACATGAAAAAATTCATAAAGTCATGGAATATTATGTTTCTAGTATGGGTTATAAATATAAAAAATTAGATATATTAAATATTAATAATAAAATTAAATCAAAAAAACAAAAATCATTTTTTAAGGGTTATTGTATGGGATGGAGTTTATTTTTTAAATACTTAGCTGAAAAAGCTGATATAAATTTTGAAATGACTGATTATTTATTACAGTTATCATTATATAAAAATAAAGGTCCTTTATTTGAATTAATAGAATTATTTCAAATATGGTTTTATATACAATGATAAAAAAATAAAACAAAGTTTTAATTTTTAGCAATAAAAGTTTTTTTTAATTCTATAAAACTATATAGTGATTCTATTAATTTAATATGATATTTCATAACATCAGTAAAATAATTTTCAAAATCTTTAACCCAATTTAATATTATATTATTTTTTTTTTGTTATCATAGTTGAATTAGCTAATTTTTTATAGTCTTTTAATAAAGATTAAAAATAAATTTTATTTAATTCATCCATATGTTTACTATCATTAATTTTTGACCAAATAGTATTTACTACTTTGTAATAAAACTTTGATTTTTCTTATCTTTAATGAATCTGATAAATAAAATATAGAATTATTAATAATAGATTTATAAAATATAATGTCATCTTTATCTTGATGTCCTAATAAATTTTTAAGATTATTTTTAATTTCTATAATACTATTGATATTTGAAGCACATAATACTTTTAATTCCATATATTTATTAAATTTATTTTATAAAATAATTTAATTCTAAATAGTCTGAAATTTTATTAATTTCAAGTTTTAATAATTCATTTTGATATAAATTATTATAAATATCATTTTTAATAATAATAGATGGATTGTTTAAATTCCCATCTATTATAGTTAATTTATATTTTTTTATATTATCATAATATATTTTATTGTCTTTATTAATTAAATTTCCATTATTAGTTTTTTTTATGCATCTTACTGCTTGGGTATTATTTGAATTATCTTTTAATAATAATTCAAATATATATAACCCAGATTGGTTATTTATTTCTAAAGTATTATAATTATACATTATATATAACCATATAAAAATAAATTAAATTAATTTATAATGACAACATTAAATATGGAAAATACATTAAATATGGAAAATTCTAATAATTTTGATATTTTAATTATAAAACCAAATAAAATTAGTGATATATCTTGGTTAAGTGTAGATTATGAAAAAAAATTAATGAATTTAGATATTTTTGAAATTTATAATACTAATAAAGATGATTTTATTAATATGTTAACAACTAAATTAAATATAAAATCATTTGATACTCCTAATTTAACTATTAAAAATGAAATTATTGGTGAAGAACCTTATTATGTTTATGAATTATTATATATTGAAGTTAAAAATGATGAATTTGAAAATGAATTTGCTAGTTTATTAAATACTAATGGTGATAAAGTGTATCATAATGCTATTATATTAAAAAATCATTTACCTTCATTAACAGATTCTATGGTTATAGAATCTATTACACTATCAGATATAGAATTATTATTATATCATAGAGTTAATACTAAAATTGTTGTATGGGATTGGGATAATAATTGGAAACAACATATAGTTTTAGGAGATTTAACTTCATATGTTAATATTTTATTTGATGGTGATAATTATAAAAAAATGAATTTAGATTTTTTAATGCATGATATTAATATTTGGTATGTTGAAGATAAATATGGTGATAAAGTTTGTGGTAATATTTTAGATAAACCAATTGAAAAATGTGTATGGTTTACTATGAAATCTGAGGAATATAGAGGAAATTTAACATTAGATGAAGTTCATAAAATAATAAAATTATCATATATATTAGAAAATTATAAAGTTCCTAATGAATTAACTGAAGAAAGAAAAGACAAATATAATAGGAAAATTATTAATAACAAGTATAAAGTATTAGATTATATATATAATAAATATTGTTAAAAGGATAATTTTTTATATAGTAATGAATTGTGAATCATATATTGTGTATGGATGGGAGGAAAATTTATTATCTAGTATAATAGATTTATCATGGTTAAGAGAAAATAATATTGATATATTTACTTTAGAATTAAATAGAAATAAACCTAATAGAATTATTTATGGTGCAATCTGTAGTTTTTCAAGTAAAAGTGGAAGAATTAATAATAACAATAAAAATATTGTTATAGATGCATTTGATTTATTATTAAATAATAATATAAAATTACAATATTATATTGCACTTAAAACTAAGTTTAATTATTATTCATTTTATAATTCTTATAATCCTAATCATATAATATTATCGGATACTGAAGATAATATATCAACAGATGTTCCATTAACATAAAATATAAAATATAAAATATTATTTTATGTTAATGATATTTCCATTAACATAAAATATAAAATATAAAATATTATTTTATGTTAATGATATTTCTATTAAAATAAAATAATATTTTATATAATAATATCTAAATATTATTAATGACATTTAATTTATCTAATTTAATTCCATCAGGAACTAGAAATAATATTACTTTACTTAATTTATTATTAGCTTTTATACCATATGGCACATTATATATTAGAATGACAAAATTAAATTATTCAATAGATAAAATATATTTAGAATTTTTAACTATGATAACACCATTATCATTTATACCAATGGCAGCAATGTATTTTGGATTTGTTAAACCAGGTGAAGGAAAGATTCCACCTTATGATATATACATGATATTTCCAATGATAGCACAAATACTATTATCACTATTTATTGATAAAATATTAATACTTTTTGATAAAATACCAATATTATCTTTCTTATCTCAAATATTATCTAAATATCCAATGTTAAAAAATTTATTTTTACCATTTTTTGTAGTTTCTTGTATAATTACATGGTGTAATTATATTAGAAGAAAAAAAAATTGTAAAGATAATGAAAATGATAAAAAAATGACATATGCTGATTATTTATCTAAAGCTGCTTTAGATGCTGTTAGTGAAAATGTAAGTAGTCTTTTGCTAAGTATAATTTTAATTTATATATTAAAATTCACACCATTAAAAATATTTTATACACCTATAAGTAAATTGGTAGAAGCAAGTAATATTATTTTAGGTAAAGATATAGATATTGATAATATTATTCAAGCATTATTTTGGAATGTTGGATTTGGTGCATCATATATTATACTTAATATGATTAATCAGGATAAATTAAATGTATTTTGTAATTATGGATTATCTAATTTTGGATTATCTACTTTCAGTCAAATACAAATTATTTTAACTATAGTTGGTATTGCATTAACTGTTGGTTTAAAAAGTGGTAATACATTTATACCATAATAAATTATATAATTTATACCATAATAAATTATATAAATTTTAAATTAAATAAAGAAACAGATATAAAGTCTTATTTTTATTTATTAAATAAGAATATGCATACAATTATGGGATTAATAAGATGTAATTATAATAAAATATATTTATGTAAAAATTGTAATAATAAATTCCCTAATAAATTAGAATTAGATAAACATGTATGTAATGATATTATTAAAGATAATATATATAAATTTGATATAAATACATTTGGAAAATATATATATCCGTTAGATGCAGGTGGTGATATATATATAATACAAACTGATACAAATTATAAAGATTATTATAAAATTGGTATTACAACAAATTTAATTAATAGATTATCAGTATATAGATGTGGTAATGTTATAGAACCTGTAGTACATTGTTATTTTCCAATTAAAAATATAAAATTAGCTGATAAGATGTTAAAACAAGAATTGAATAAATATGTTGTAAAAAGAGAAATTTATAAATTTAATGACTTAAATAATATAAAATCAATAATTTTTAATATACAAAAACAATTTGAATCTTCAGAAATTATAAATTTTCCTGATATAAAAAGAAAATAAAAATATATTTTAATGTTTAATTTTATAAGTAATATTCCAAATTTGAAAACTAATCCATTAAAATATGTGTTTGAAAATATGAAACTATATCATAAACCTAATACATTATGGTTAGAATTTGGTGTGGCTACAGGATACACTATAAATTATATTTCACAATTTACCCAAGATAAAGTTTATGGTTTTGATAGTTTTGAAGGATTGCCTGAATATTGGAGAGATGGCTTTAATAAAGGTTTTTTTAATAGAGATGGTATTTTACCTCCAGTTAATAATAATGTAGTATTGATTAAAGGATGGTTTAATGATACATTAGATGATTTTATTAAAAATCAAAATAAAAAAGTGTCATTTATACATATTGATTGTGATTTATATAGTTCAACCAAATATGTTTTAAATACATTAAAAGATTATATGGATGATAATTGTGTTATAGTATTTGATGAATTAGTTAATTTTAATGGATTTGATGGTGATAATAGTGAATTATTAGCATTCTATGAATTTGTTAATGAAAATAATATAAATTTTTCATGGATTGGTATGAACGGTATTCCAATTGGTATGCAACATTCTCAACATGAAAATGTTGCACTTATTATAAAAAAGTTTTAACTAAGAACTAATAATATTTTTAACTTCAACTGTTGACCCATCTGAATTAGTAGTTATAGTTTTTTCAATAGTTATTTGTTTACCATTTTGAATTATAGTTTGAACAGATTTTATAGTCTGAACACAGTTAAAACCAGTATTAATATTGAAACTATGTTTAAAAACCTGATTAAATATATCATGAGGATTTATAAAAGTATTAATATTTAAATTATTATTATCATAATTTCTTCTTTTATTTTCATCTGATAATACTTCATAAGCTTCACCAATTTCTTTAAATTTATTTTCAGCATTTTTATCTTTATTTTTGTCTGGATGATATTGTAATGCTAACTTATAATATGCTTTCTTAATTTCATCTTGTGATGCATTTTTATTAATATTTAATACATCATAATAATTTATAGACATTATATACTATTATATTTTTTATATAAAATAAACTTTTTATATAAAAAAAAATATTAACTATTCAATTTTTGATAATTTATTATTAGTTATATTTGATAATTTATTATTATAAATTACAGGTGATAATTTATAATTATCAATAACAGGTAATTCAGGATTTTTATAAAATCTTCCTATAATAAAATTAAGTGGTTTTCTTAATAAATTATATATATATTCTATTAAATTAATGTGGTCATCCATTTTTTGACATTTAGTATCAATATAATTTAATTTTTTAAGAATAATATCTAATTTTTCAAGAATAATATCTAATTTATTATCCATATATTAAAATTTTATTAATAAAGTTTTAATTATAAATTATAAATAAAGTTTTAATTAATAATTATAAGTTATAAAAAAGTTTTAATTATAAGACCTATTGCGCTTTGGTAGTTACGAATTATATTATATATTATAATTAAAGTTAAAGATATAATATATTTATTTAATACATAATTAATGCGATAAAAAATATAATAAAAACTATTAAATTGAATTATAAATCAGTTTTTTATAATAAAACAGCTAATATAAAATATAATATAGTTTACTTATTGGATTGTATAATGTTTATGCTTAAATCTGGTGTATCATACAAAGGGTTAAAACAAATGGTATCAGTTGTTAGTAATTTTAATGATAATATAGTATTTCCTCATTATTCTACTATTTATAGATTTTATACCAAGTTGATTAAGTATAATATAATTAGTACTACATTTAATAATTTAGTTAGATCATATCTAAATAGAACTAAATCTAATAACATAATAAAAAAAACAAAATTTTGTTTTTTTTATTATGTTGATACAACACTAATACCTAATAAATGTGGCTAAATTAAAAAATCAAAGATTTTTTTAATTTAGGCAAAACTATAAAATCTTTGATTTTATAGTTTTTGGAATTGAATATATTGGTTATAACGCACAACTAAAAAACATAAAACTACAAAGATATCATTAATAACAGATATTAAAGGAAAACCTATTAACATATTATTAGGCGCTTGTAATAATCATGATGTTAAAATATTCCAAGATCAAATAAATAATATTAGTCTTTTACAAAATGATAATGTATTTATAGGCGATAAAGCATATGATTCGAATGCAATAAGATTAAAATTAAAAGAAAATAATATAGGTACAGTTTAAAATAAAAATCTTTGATTTTTATTTTATGATTACTTTAGTTACACCTAAAAATAAGCGTAATACTAAAGATTTAAATAAAATAACTTTTTATAAAACTAGTGCTATAGATAAAAAATTACGGGTTCCTTGGGAACCCTGCAAGGCTCCTTAGGAGCCTGTTAAGACGTAGATATAATATTGAATAAAAGTTAAAAGATTTTAATCGTTTATCTATTAGGCGTTAATTAAAAGCCAAAAGGCTTTTAATTAAGGATAAATTTATTTTTTTTTTTTAAAATAAATTTACGTGATAAAAAAATGATTAATTATTCAGGCTCCATAGGAGCCGTGCATGGTTCCGAATGAACCTGTAATTTTTGTATTTTTAGCATCTATAGCTATATTTTAAAATTATTAATTATATCTAATAAATAGATATAATTAGATAAACATTTGCACTATGTTATATATTTATAATATGCGTTTATGAAATAATTATTTTTTATATAACAAATTTATTATATATCTAAATATATAATTAAGAAATAAATATATTATATTTTTAACTTTAATTAAAAGATATAATATAAATATAATAATTGTATAAAATATTTTATACAATTATTATAATAAATGATTTGCAATAAACAAAAATTAGGAACATTTTTTACATTAATTACTAAATTAATAGCATCTATTGGTATTAACAAAAAATTAGATATTGATGATATTATTGAATTTATTAATAAAGATGATGATACAGATATTTCTGCATCAATAGAGGAATTATTAAAATTAATTAATTGTGATACTATTAGTGAAACTGATAAAGAAGATATAGATACATTGGATGAAAAAACTTCATGTTTTTCGATTAAAAAATCAGTTGATGCAAAATATTATAATTATACAAATATCGAAAATGAATTAAACTGTTGTAATTGTATATCATTTATAATATATTCAGTAAAATTATCAATAAAAAGAATTAATTGGTTAAGAGGTATATTATTAACATTATATTTATCTTTACATAATATTGGTAAATATTTAGATGATTTATTTATAGCAAAAATTTATTTAGATATTTCCGTATTTATACATATTTTTACATTTTATAAAGATTTTCATAAAGATATTAGATTTAAATTTCATGCAAAATTATTGCTAGGTTTGTTACTAAAAATAATTAATAATGATATATCTGAAATTTATATTTATTTTTGTAAGGATGTTATTGATGATGGTATAAAAAGAATATATAGATTTTTACCATTTATACAAAAAGATACAAATGTTTGTATTTCTTGGGATGTTGATAATTTAATGACTCATAATATTTGTTTATATATAAAACAATTTTATAGTAGTGATAAATTATTTTTTGTTAATAAGATATTAGATACAGTAGTATCTAATCAACCATATCAACAATGGTTATTAATATATCAACAATATAAAAATGCTAATGAAAAACGTTTTGTAAATTTATTAGCAGGATGTTTTGGTTTAAAAATTAAGGTTAAAAAAGAAGATTTTTATCGTTATATATCTCAAATCAAACCATTTTTTAAGATAGATATAAAATCTTTTTCACAAGCTATTGCTGAAAACGGTTTTTCACAAGATTTAAATGAAAACAATTTTTCACAATCTTTTGATGAAATATTATTATACGAATTATTTGAAAAAGTTACATCTGATGAAGAAAATAATAAAAAATTATTTTTTTTTATAAGTCAATTAGGAGATTCAGAAGAATATTTTACAAATACTGAATCTTTAAAAGAGTATGATATAAATCAAATTCCTAAACTAGCTCGTAAAAAACAAACTAGTAAAAAATCTGGAGAAGAAACAGATGTAGAACAACCTAATATTTATGCTCATTTTAAATTTGAATATTATTTAGAACAACAAACACCTGTTTATGATATTGATAATGATCCCAATATTTTTGAACCATACAAACAATCTAAAGATTGCTATACTATTAAATTTGGTCTTGACAGGGCATATAATATTTCTAATTATACACATTCATTAATAAATAACTCTTTTGGTTTTGATCTACATGACCCAGAGTCAAAAAATGAAGATATTGAACTGATATCAAATATTGGATGGGCATATAATAAAATTACACCTAAACAAAAATTTGAAAAATTAAGTGAATCATTAAATAATTTTAATGCTTTTATAAAACAAATATATACTAAAGAAGAAACTAAACAAGAATCTATTGTAAGATCAAAATATTTGAAATATAAAAATAAATATTTGAATTATAAAAAAATATTAAATACAAATATTTTTTATGTATAGACGTATTGTGATTTGATAGTTATGATTTATAATATATTACATTATTAGAATTAAGGATATAAAATATTAATTTATTTAATACAAATTGTAAATATAGAGAATAATACTAAAAATGACCGAATTACACTGACTATCATAATATTTATATTATGATATGTATCTATCATAATATTTATATTATGATATGTATCTATCATAATATTTATATTATGATATGTATCTATAATAACTTACAGTCACAATATTATAGTGTTGTTTAGTATATTTACTATATATATAAAATATTAAATAAATTAATATTTTATATCCTTAACACTAATAATATAATATATTTTAAATCATAACTAACAAAGCGCAATATGTCTATAAATTATAAGTTATAAAAAAATTTTAATTATAAATTAAAAGTTATAATAAAGTTTTAATTAATAATTATAAGTTATAAAAAAGTTTTAATTATAAATTAAAAGTTATAATAAAGTTTTAATTAATAATTATAAGTTATAAAAAAGTTTTAATTATAAATTATAAGTTATAAAAAAGTTTTAATTAAAAATTAAAAGTTATAATAAAGTTTTAATTATAAGTTATAAAAAAGTTTTAATTAAAAATAATGATAATAAATTATATTATTTTTAATTAAAAATAATATATAATTACATATAATATGGATGAATTAAATTATGATGCAGTATTAGGAACTCCTGTTGCTAAATTGAAGGCTCCTACATTTGTAAGAAAACCTCAAATGAAACAAAATATAAGTAATTTTGCTAGAAATATGGAAGCTGAATTAATCAATAATAAGTATAGTGATAGTGATAGTGATGTATCAGTAAGAGTTCCTACTAAAAAAAAACATAAAGCAATGTATAATTATTTTAATATTAGTAAATTCAAAGATTACGATATTTTAGTTTTAACTTTATTATTTTTATTATTAAATACTAATCTTACAATTCAATTTTTTAATGATAATTTAAAAAACATGAAATCAATTGATATTAATTATTTAAATTTAGGTCTTAGAAGTGTAGTTTTTGGAATTTTATTTTATGTTGTTAAAAAATTTATGAATTAAAAAATTTAAATATTAGCTCCAATATTAGCTAATTCATCTGCTTTTTTATTAAGAGTTCTATCAATATGAATAAAATTAGTTTTATTAATTTTATGAGTTAATTCTAAAGCTTTATTATATAAATCTAAATTATGTTTTACTTTATATTTGTTATTCATTTGTTTAATTATTAAATTACTATCACCTTTAATAATTAAATTATTAATATTTAATTCTACAGCTTGAGTTAAACCTAATATTAAACCATTATATTCTGCCATATTATTAGTTATTTTTTCTCCAACATAAATACTTTTTTCATAAACTACATTATTATTATTATCATATATAATAGCACCTGCACCACTGGGACCGGGATTTCCTTTAGAACATCCATCAAAATAAAGTGTATATTGATTTGTTGAACCAAACCCTCCATTACCTCTTGTAGAATCAGATAATGACTCTGTCATTGAATTAACAACATTTATTTTAATAGGTTTTAAGTCTGGACTAACAATTTGAAAAAATGTTCCAATTGGTAAGATAGAATTATTATTTGGGTCAAAATTTCTAATTTTAGCCATAATATCTCCTCTATATCCTGCATCTATAATTCCAATTGAATTAGCTAATTGAAAATTAGTTTTTGATATTGAGGACCTAGGAACTAAATAATAACTTGAAAATGTATTAGTTTCTAAATCTATCATTTCACATTTTATATTAAAATTAACGGTTCCTACTTTAAAAGGTTCAACTATAATTTCTACATCATTATATAAATCTATACCACTATCACCTAAATGATTTAATTGTAATGAATTATAATAAGATTTATTATTTTCATTTACTAAAATATTTAATTGATATTTAACTGGTTGATATTGAGTCATTATATAATTAATAATATTTACTTTTTAATTAATTTTGTTTATAATATATAATAATGGGAAGTAATATTCGTCAACTAGATCTAAATGATAGTAGTCCTTTATCAAATGCAATAAATAATATGCATGCAAAACAACAACAAGTAAATGATACATCAAAACAACAAGAACAAGTAAAATCTAATATAATAGATATAGCAAAACAACAACAAGTAAATTATGATAAAACAGATATATCAAAATAACAACAATCCATATCTTATGAAAAAGATATACCAAGAAATTCAAATTTATATATTTATATATTAGTAGGTGTAGTTGGATTAATAATATATATAATAATAAATAAAAAATAATTTAATATTAATTTATTATTATATAATATATAATATATATGAAAGATATTTATTATAGCAAATATCAAAAATATAAAAATAAATATTTATATGAAAAATCACTACACCAAGATGGAGGTATAGCTCAAGCTCTTAAAAAAACTGCTGCTAATGCTGTTAAAACAGCTGCTAAAAAAGCTGCTACTGATGCTGCTGCTCAAGCTGCTGCTCAAGCTGCTGCTCAAGCTGCTGCTCAAGCTGCTCAAGCTGCTCAAGCTGCTCAAGCTGCTCAAGCTGCTCAAGCTGCTCAAGCTGTTATAAAAGCTGCTCAAGTACCTAATCAAACTTCTAAAAAATTAAGCACCAATTATTAAAGCATTATAACAGGTTTAAAAATAATTAATAAAATTCGCATTATTCAATTTTATTAATTAACATTCTCTATAACAGCATAATAGTTTAAAATTTAAAAAAAATATTAAATTATTTTTAAATATAAAATTATATAATTATATATAATGTTATATTTATATATAATTATATTATTATTTATAGTTTTTTATAAATTTAAAGAAAATTTTACACAAGCTGTTTCAACATATACTAAATATTTATTAACTGATATTAATAATAACTTATATTATTTAGTTCCATTAAGTTTATTAGATAATAATATTAAGTTATATTTATTAGAAAATAATTTAATAAATGATAAATATAATATAATAGATAGATTAAAATTAGGTATAACAAATAATATTGAATTAAATAAAAAACCATTAAATGATATTATATATGCTATTAACGTAAATGATATACAATTGTTTGTTAGTGATAATAAAAAATTATTATTTAATTCTAATAATGAACCTTTTATATATGATGGTAATAATTATAATATAATATCAAATTCAGATATGTATATATTAGATTCATATATATCAATATCTAATTATACATATCCATTTAATATTAATAATAATTTATTACAAAATAAATTTAATATTAATAATTTTAATAATTATAATTTTGAATTAAATCAAATTAATATCAATAATAATAAACTTTATCAAATTAAATTAAGCGATGAAAATACTAATATTAAATTAATTAATAAGAAGGATTATTAATAGGATTATTCATATCTTTTACTGTATTCATCATACCTTGTCTTTCTTCTGGTGTTGTTTTATTCATAAATATAAAAAATATACCTAATCCTATAATAATACTAACAACAGCAACAATACCTGATATAATCATAGGCATTTTTAAAGTACCAAACAATTGATTAATAGCATTATTAATAGTATCCATTATTGCACTATTATTTTCTTTTTCCTTTATTTCTTCTTGTTTTACTGTTGCATCATTTTTTGCAGTTTGTACTTGTGAATTTGCATTTTCTATACGTTGTGCACTTAATCCTGTTATATCAGTTATGATTTTTGTTCCATTTATTGCATTAAAAATACATTCATTAAAATTTTTAATTGCTGCTTTTTGTTCAAATTTCCCAAGAATTTTTATTGAATCTTCTATTTCTAATTCTTGATTTATTGAATTTAATGCGTCACATTGAAAATTAGAAATATTCTTTATAGCTGCTTTTATATTATTTTCTATACTTTCAGTTGACTTAGTTAAAATTTTTGAAATACTTTCCATTGACATTCCCATTTCAGTAGTAATTAAAGTCTCTGCTTGTTCATCAGTTGTAGAACCAAGTATATTATCACCTAGTTTTTCAACTGCTTCCATTGCTTTTGCTACCATTTGTTCAGGTCCTCCTGCATTTTTTTCTTTTTCAGATAATTTAGATGCAAAATCTAATGCTTGTTGTGCTTGTTGGTTCTGTGTAATACTACTTTTTAGTTCAGATTGAATTTTTGTTAATAATTGTGTCATTAAAGCTGTATCATTTTGAATAGTAACTAATGCTTTTATTTCATTTGTAATTTCTGCCATTTGACTTAATGAACCACCCTCACCAATAAATAAACTTTTGGCTTTAACTCCTTGTTTTATTGCATTATTAGCTGATATTTTTGCCATCTGTTCATTTTTTAATTCACTACTTGCATTGTTTATAGTACTATGAATAATTTCAGTTACTGTTTCATTTGAAGTTTTAATAACGGTATTTATTTTATTTTGTATTGTTGTTTTCCTCTGAGTTGAATTCTTACCTCCCATATTATATTATAATATAAATTATAAATTATAAATTATAATTTATATTATAATATACTATAATATGGGAAACGCTATTACAAATAGAGCAGATGGTAATTTAAATACTAATACTGAATTAGGTAAATATATTGAAAACTGGGCATTAGATGAAAATACAAATTATTATGGAGAAGGATATATAGATGAACAAGATAGAATTATAAATTATACTAATATATTAAAAAAACGTGCTTGTTGTACAAAAAATAATTATGTTAAAATACCTATGCTAGATATAGTTAATGATAATTTAGTATCATTATCAACTGGTATTAAAGTATTTAATAAAATATCTGATATAACTGAAGATAAGTGTACATTTAATATTGATACTAATAATAAAAAAGATACTTTTATTTATAATATAGATGACAAAGAATTAATAAATACATCTGAATCTAAATGTGGTACATTTCATAAAAAATTATGTAATAATATTTTTAATTTAAGAAATAATTTACCTGAACCTTATAAATATTATGGTATTTATAATGATGAAACTAGTGCAACGGATGATCTGAGAAAAGTTAATCCTTATGTTGAATGTAATTGTATTAATAGTGTATTTAATAAAATAGGAACAAAAACTTTTAAAGATGCTGCTAATCAAGATATTATAAGTCAAAAAGATTTAGCACAAATTAGTCCTGATTTAGTAGCACTTGACCGCTCTCCTGCACAATTAGCACAAAATTTAGATGTAAGATGTTATAATAATACAACTAATGCTGTTAAATATCAATCTTTAAAAGCTGCATTATGTATACAACAAGCTATTATATTAGGAGGTGTTACGATAGGTGATGGAGGTTCATTTAAACAAAATTGTAATACACAACAATCAAATTCAAATTCAGGTTCAAATTCAGGTTCAAATTCAAATTCAAATTCAGGTTCAGGTTCAGGTTCAGGTTCAGGTTCAGGTACAGGTACAGGTACAGGTACAGGTACAGGTACAGGTACAGGTACAGGTACAGGTACAGGTATAGGTACAGGTTCAGGTTCAGGTTCAGGTTCAGGTTCAGGTTCAGGTTCAGGTTCAGGTTCAGGTACAGGTTCAAGTTCACGTTCAATATTAGGTTCAAAGTCTACATCAAAGCCAACATCAAAACCATCAGAATCAAAAAAATATAAATTATGTATACCATTTACTAAAACATGTTTTGATATGCCTGTATTAATTAAAGTTATTAATTTACCAATAATTGGAGATATTGATTTATCATTAATAGGTGGTTGTTTATGTATATTTATTTTATTAATATGTGGATTATTTTTATTTATGAGTTTATCTAGTTCTGCAGAAGATTCATCTGATTATATTCAACATCAACAATCTCAACCTCAACAATCTCAATCTCAAGAATATCAAGCTCAACAATATCAACCACAACAATATCAACCTCAAGAATATCAACCTCAACAATATCAACCTCAAGAATATCAATCTCAACAATATCAACAACAATATCAACCTCAATATCAACAACAATATCAACCTCAATATCAACAACAATATTATTAATTTTAATATATATAAATAATTTTATTTAAACATAAATTTTCAATATTTTACATTATGAAAATTGCTATATTTGATTCAGCTTGGACATATGACTTGATGACCCCATATGAGAAACCATTAGGTGGAACTCAAAGTGCTATATGTTATTTTGTATCTGAAATGAAAAATCTAGGAAATGATATATATTTATTTAATAAAAGAGATACATTAGATAAAGTTAAAGATGTATTACATGTTCCAGCAAATACATTTTTAAATTATATTAATGAAAATAAGTTATCATTTGATTTAATTATTGTAAGTTGTTTACCACATGATTTATTTCAAATTAAAAATACGATTAATAATCCAAATACATTATATGCATTATGGACTGGTCATGATGTAGATCAGAATGCTTCAAAAGTATTAAAAGATATAAAGGCTGTTGATATGATAGATTTATTTATGTTTGTAAGTGATTGGCAAAGAAATAGATATATTGAACATTATAATATTAAGTATAATAAAACTATAATAATGAGAAATGGAATTGGAAAACCATTTGAAAAGTTTTTAGATTTACCAATAAATAAAGTTAAAAATTCAATGACATATTGTTCAATACCATGGAGAGGATTAAATTTATTAGCACCAATATATAAATTAATAAAAGATAAGCATGATGATGCTAGTTTAAATATATATTCAAATTTGAATATATATAATCAAGATAATGATGATAAAATTTATGATGATTTTAAAAATTTAAAAGATGTTAAATGTAATCAAGGAGTATCTCAATCACAATTAGCCTCAGAATTATATAATATTGAGTATTTAACATATCCAAATACTTTTCAAGAAACAAGTTGTATTACAGTTTTACAGGCTATGGCTTGTGGATGTTTAGTTATTACATCTGATTTAGGAGCATTAAGGGAAAGTATGGATAATTTAAATGATTATGTTAATATTAATATACATAATTTTGATATTAGTAATTATGTATTAAATTTTGTAAGTAAAACAAATAATTTAATAGAATTAAGTGATAATATGAAAAATAAATTAATAGAAAAAAATCGTGAACATATTAGAAATAATTATTTATGGAGTCATATATGTAAAACATTTGAAAAAGATGTATTAAAAATTATAGTAGAATATAGAAAATATATTAGAAATGAACATAAACCAAATATTGACAGTTTATTAACAAATTTTAAAGAAAGTAAATGGAACTTATGTTTATTAGATTATATGAAAATAAAATATTTTCCATCATTAAATGAATATTTTGTTATTAAATTAAATACAGGAGTTTCTAATTATCAATTTCAAAATTTTGATGGGGCTAAAGATTGTTTTAAATCTTGTTTAGAATTAAAAAATGATTATAATATTAATAAAAATATTGCATTATTAGAATTACAAAGAGGACAAATTAATAAATTTATCAAATACGCAAGGTCTGCATTAAGTATTAATTTTGAAATAGAATTGGCTAATTTATTAGCTGAAAAATATGAATTATTAGGGTTATATAATGATGCTATTGGATTATATGAAACAATTATTTATTTAGATCCTGTTAATGTTAATGCTTATAATAATTTAGGAAATTTAAAATTATTAAGAATAGCACAAGTTGAAAATATTGATGATGAAATTAATGAAACATATGGAAAATCTTTAGAATTATGTCATAAAACAGGACAAAACAGGAAGAAAGAATTAGTATTAAGTAATATTATATTTAATAATTTATATAATTGGAAATTATCAGATCAAGATATTTATGATAGGTCTTGTGAATGGTATAAATATTTTGATAAAGAAACTAATTTATTAGAAATTGCTAATAAATTAAATAGAAATAAAAAACAAGGTAAAATAAGAATAGGATATATATCATGTGATTTTATTACCCATCCGGTTGGATTTATGTTTAATAGTATTTTAAAGAATCATAATACTGATGATTTTGAAATATTTTGTTATGATTGTTGTGATTCAGGGAAAAGTATGGGAGATCATTTAGCTAAAATATTAAGATCGTATAATAATGCAACATGGAGAGACTTATCACAAGCTTCAGATGAAGTTGGTTTAAATACAATAGTTGAAGATGATTTAGATATATTAGTAGATATGATGGGACATACAAGAAATACAAGAATGAATATTCTACAATATAAACCAGCAAGAGTTTTAATATCATATTTTGCATATCCTGCAACAAATGGATTAAAAGAAATTGATTATAGATTAACAGATAAATATGCATCGCCTCCTGAAACACAGAAATATTTTGTAGAAAAGTTTTATTATTTACCTAATGGTTTTCAATGTTATACACCTCCTATAGATATTCCATCTAATAAAAATTATAATAGAGATAAATATAAAATTCATTTATGTTGTTTTAATAATCCTACTAAATTATCAGTTCCAACACTAAATACCTTTTGTGAAATTTTAAAAAGATTACCAGAATCAAAATTATTTTTAAGATATTGTTATTATAAATCTAGTTATTATAAAGAAACTATAATTAAATTATTTACTGATAGAGGTATTGAAAGAGATAGAATTGATATTGCTTATGAACCAATAGTTGATGCATTAACATTATATAATAATATGGATATAGTATTAGATCCATTCCCTTATAATGGTGGGACAATCAGTTCAGAAGCATTATATATGAATACTCCTATTATAACACTAGCTGGAACATGTTATGTTTCTAGAGTAGGTGTTAGTTTATTAAGTAATTTAGGATTAGAAAAATATATTGCATATTCTACTGAAGAATATATAAATAAAGTTATAGATTTAGCTCATAATGAATCTGAATTAAAATTATTACATCAAACATTAAGATTTAAAATGTTAAATTCAGATTTAGCTAATACTGTATCATTTACTAATAATATAGAAATCGCATATAAAGATATTATGAATAAATATAATGTATAAAAATAATATAATAAACTTTTTTATACTATAATATATATATGGCAAATACATCTTTATCACCAACTATATTAAATCCGGTATCTGGAGCTGCTAATCAAGTAGCTGGAGGTGTTAATCAAGTAGCAGGAGTAGCTAATCAAGTAGCTGGAGGTGCTAATCAAGTAGTTGGAGTAGCTAATCAAATACCTAATCAAGTAGCTGGAGGTGCTAATCAAGTAGTTGGAGTAGCTAATCAAATACCTAATCAAGTATCTGGAGTTGCTAATCAAGCATCAGGATTTGTTAATCAAATACCTAATGAATTAACAAACCAATCAAATAATTTTTTACATAAATATTTAGGTAACTATTATTATATATTTATTAATATTGTTAAAGTATTAATATTATTATTATGTGTATTAGTTGGAATGTTTATAGAATATAAATCAAAACTGTTAACTAAAACATTTAAAAAATAATTAATGGATTAAAAAAATATTATGATAATATATTTTTAATCTAATATAATATATAATGTCATCATCACTAGATAGTTATTTAATTTTAAAATATAGAGAAATGTTTGGATTAGATAATATTTCAAACATATCAATTAATACAACATTTAAAGGGCATACATCTATATTATCATCATTAAATGTAGTTAATAATTATATTAATAATAATAATATATCATTATTATCAAATTTAAATACTAATAATTATATTAATAATTTAAATACTACAATACAATCTAATTTAATTGTTAATAATAACTCATTATTAAATAATATAAATACTGCAAATTTAGAATGTAATAATATTACTAATTATAATAAATTAAGTGTTGATAATAACACATTAATAAATAATAATACAAGTATAATGTCAAATTTATATATTAATAATATGAATTTATCAAATTTATTAGTACCAAATATATTAAGTTATAATACAACATTATCTTTATTAAGCAATATAATAAATATAGGCACCAATAATAGTACAATTAATATTAATGGTACATCATTATATGTAGCATCAACAGATTTAAAAATAAATGATAAAATATTATCATTAAATATTAATCCAACAACATTATCAGCATTTGATATAGGTGATTTAAGTGGATTTGAAATAATGGGTACTAGTAATAGTGGATTTATAAAATCAAATTATATAGGTTCATTAATAACAATAAAACCTCCATTATCAATAGAACAAAATATTTTAACACTTAATAATGATGATATGTATATTACAGGTTATAGTATATTAAATGATAATGTAGAATTATATAAATCACTTGATATTACTCATAATTTAATTACTAAAAATTTAACAGTTGGATCTAATTTAAATGTATTTAATAATTTATTAGTTAATAATATTACTAATAATACTAATTTATATATATCAGGAAAAACTATATTAAATAATATAACATCAAATTCTATATTTGTTAATAATAATTTAATATTTAATAATACAACAATATTATCATCATTAAATGTTAATTCTAATATTTATAACAATAATACTAATTATAATAAAAATTTAAATGTTATTAATACAACATTATTAAATAATACTTCATGTTTATCTGATTTAAAAATTAATAATAATTCATATCTTAATAATATTAATACATTTAATATTAATATATCTAATATTACAATTTTAAATAATAATACTAGTTTATTATCAACATTAAATATAAATAATAACTTTACTATTAATGGAACTAATACATTTTGCACTAATTTACAAACTAATAATATTACATTTAGTAATAATATAACAACCAAATCAAATTTAAATATATTAAGTAAAATTATTATGAAAATACCTGAATATAATGATAATCAAAGTGCAATTAATGCAGGATTAGCAATTGGAACATGGTATAGAACAGGAGGTGTATTAAAAATAAGATTAAATACTATTGATCCAACTATTGATGGAACAGTCTTACTTATTCTACCCAATAATACAAATGGTTGGTCATCTTCTAACGACTTTGTTGGGAATACAATTACGAATAATGGTAATATTTCATGGTCATCTAATGGATTACTACTAGATGGTAATAGTTGGTTGTCTTTAACAGTTCCTACAGGTTTCAACCTAGGAAATGATAATATAACATTTGAAGTTATCTTTACTTTAAGCAGTTATAATGGTTCTAGAGCTTCCTTCATGGAACAATTTCCACCACCATTTAGTCGTGCTGGCGACTGGTCTATGAGAGTTCAATCAGGAAATATTGGCATAACCATATATGACGCTAGTTATGGTTGGCATGATACTTATATTAGTAAGACTATAAGTCTTAATGTATTACATCATTTTGCAACAGTATTTAAAGGTGGATATGTGTATATTTACTGGGATGGTAGTTTAGTGAATAGTGCACAATTATCAAATTCTGGCACTTTGAATACTACTGTTGGAAGTTCTTCTTATCCTGTCCTAATTGGCAGAAATCTTGAGAGTGGATACAATATATCAGGCAGTATATCAGTTGCACGTATTATTAAGAAAGCACTATATACTGGTAGCACTTATACAGTTCCAACAGTAGCACAAATTAGAACATATTATGGTGTATAGAAATGTAGAGTATAAATATTATATGATACAGTTGATATATAGAGGGGTTTCACGAGGCTTGAGAAAATTATCAGTTACTTGGAGTCTGCCAAGGTGAAACAATATATACACTCATGGGATTAGCGATATGTACAGTGCTTGAAAATTGATATAATACAATATATAATAAAATTTAGTTTATATATCATTTTTCTTCATATGTTCTAATGTAACCAAAATAATTGAAACAATAACATATACTTTTCAAATCAGAATGACAATTAAGGATTATAACTTTTTTTATTATAATTCAATTAAAGTCTTTATATATAAAAAAAATTGATTTTTGATTTAATTGAATAATTACTTTTAATTATATATAAAATGTCAATGTCCAAGACTATTAATGTTATTAATGATTCAGATTCAGAACTTGAATCTGATATTGAATTAACAAACAAATTATCTATTGGTAAATCTAATCAAAAAGAAACTTCAAAACCTAAAGCTAAAGCTAAATCAAAGGTTGTTAAAGAAGAAATTGATGAAGAAGAAATTCCTAAACCTAAGGCTAAAGCCAAAGCCAATGTTGTTAAAGAAGAAATTGATGAAGAAGAAATCCCTAAAGCTAAGGCTAAAGCTAAAGCTAAAGCTAAAGCTAATGTTGTTAAAGAAGAAATTGATGAAGAAGAAGCCCCTAAACCTAAAGCTAAGGCTAAGGCTAAAGCAAAGGTTGTTAAAGAAGAAATTGATGAAGAAGCTTCTAAAGCTAAGGCTAAGGCTAAAGCAAAAGTTGTTAAAGAAGAAATTGATTCATCATTTAAATCATTAGATAATTGTGATGAAGAAGAAACTCCTAAACCCCAAGCAAAATCTAAGGCTAAGGCTAAAGCAAAAGTTGTTAAAGAAGAAATTGATTCATCATTTAAATCATCAGATAATAGTGATGAAGAAGAAACTCCTAAACCCCAAGCAAAATCTAAGGCTAAGGCTAAAGCAAAAGTTGTTAAAGAAGAAATTGATTCATCATTTAAATCATCAGATAATAGTGATGAAGAAGAAACTCCTAAACCCCATGCAAAAGCTAAAGCCAAATCCAAGGCAGTAAATAGTGATGAATCTTCTAAAATAAATAAATCTAAAATATCATTACCTCCTATTAAACATAAAGATAATGATACTGAATCAGTATCATCTAGAAAATCTAATGATTTAGGAACCTCTAAATTAGTATTAGCTGAAAATAAGACAGATAGTTTTATAGACAAAACTAGTATTGAAATTAATAAAAAGATGGATTTATTAAATGATAATTCTTCAATTGAAGAAAAATATTTAAAATTAAGAAGTGAATGGGAAACAAAACATATAGAGTATATGATGGCTAGAGACTTATTTAAACAATCACAAGAAAAATTATTAAAAGAAACTGAAAAATTATTAACATTAAATAATAGTAGTAGTTCATCAAACCCTCAAAAAAAATTATCTTTAGATGTTAAAGATAATTCAGAATCTGATTCTGATAGTAGTGCTGTATCATTAACTTGTAAAGCTGTAAATGAAGATTCTGATTAATTTATATTTAAAGAATTATATATTTTTTATTTAAAGAATATATAAAAAATATATATAAAGTTTTATTTCTAATATATGTTAAGAACAAATAATATATAGTTCCCTTAAGTGAGGAAAAGTTTAGTTCCTATAGCTCAGTCGGTTAGAGCGCCGTTCTTATAAAGCGGAGGTCCTGGGTTCAAGTCCCAGTAGGAACATTAAAGCTTTCATAGTTTAATAGACTCCATCTATATAAATTGTATTTATATGGAAGGTCCAGGTTCACAACCTGATGAGAGTATTAGTTCTTATAGCTTAATAGGTAAAAGCGCCATTCACATAAAATGGAGAATCAAGGTTCAAATCCTTGTAAGAACATAAGGTCTCTATAAAGAGAATAATAGCCAGTGTTCCCGAGCGGTCAAAGGGGTGAGACTTAAGATCTCATGCATTATGCTTCATGGGTTCGAATCCCATCGCTGGCATACATTAATAAAATATTATTTATAAAAAATAATATTTTATTAAACATTGTTTAAATAAATATTATTAATAATATATTTTTATAATATATTATAAATGGTTGAAAATGTAAGTAAGAGAATAAATTATTTAAATAAATTATTTAATTATGATAAAAACAATAATATTACAGAACAAAATATTAATTATATATATTTAAATTCTGTTGAATGGTGTTGTAATTATACGCCTCAAGTTTTAATAAAAGATATAGGACCCTTTTCATGGGATAAAATGGTAGATGAATTAAATAAAATATATACAAATTCTAATTTATATAAAACCAAGTATGAAAAAAAAACATTATATATTAATGATGAACTAGATTTAAATGAAATAATGTTAAAATATATACAATGTCGTTCTAATATAAAAATATTAACCCAATTTTCATCAAGAGAATTAAATTTCAAAGATTGTTATTTATATGCAATAAAAAAAATTAAATTATCATCTCATGAAATTGCATGTTTAATATATCAATTATTTTGTTTAACTAAAAAATTCAAAAATTATGAGGAAATTACAAAATTTATAAAATTATTAAATATTAAAAACACAAAAACAATAACAATATATGTATATGAAAATAAAAAAAAAACAAATATTGGTCATGATATATCACAAGATTTTATAAGTGATAATTTTATTACTGCTATACATCATGGACAATTATATTTTAATAATAATTCATTATTTTTATTAAAAGAAATGTTATTAGAAAGATATTTAGATAAATTTTTTCAGAGGTCAAGATTATTATTAAATACTTTAAAAAAAATGTTATTTGTAAGAAAGATATCATTATTAGAACAATCTAAAATTATGGTTTTAGGTGGTAATGTATTAGCTTCTTATGGTTTAAGACCATCTAGAGATTTAGATGTAATAGTATCTAATATACCTGATGAATTAGATGATTCATTTATATCTAAAACATCAGATATATTTTTTGACCAAAATAAAAAATTATTTTTTATGGATTTTTTTCATCCAAAAGTTAAATGGGAAAAATTTTGGAATGAGTGGCATAAAGAATGGGCTAATATGTTTGGTGCTAATACTATATTAGAATGTGTGTATAATCCAAAATTTCATTATTATTTTTGTGGAGTTAAATTTTTAGTATTAGATGCAGAAATAACAAGAAGGAATATAAGACATAGACCCGCTTCAATTACAGATTTATTAATGATTAATAGATTATTACATAGGAATATTAATATTAATCCTATTCCTAAAAAAACTATAAAATTAGAAGAAGAAACTATAACTACTCCTGAAACATTTATAAAAATAGTTAAACATTGGTTTAAAAAAAAATATAACTCTAAAATAACAGAAGATGAAGTACAAAAAATAAAATTTATATAAGTGATAAATTACATTTTGATTGAATTATTTTCCATGAAGGTGGAAATCTTCTTTTAATATCAATTTCAGAATCTTCATATTTCCAACTTGCTGGTGCCATTATAATTCTATCATCATTATTATTTAAATATGCCCCCCAATAACTAAATGTTGAATTTGCTATAATATTATGGTTACATTGAGACATTAAAAACATATCTTGATGAGCTAAATTAGATATTAATTTATATTTATTATTATTAATAAGTGGAATTAAATTTTTTAGTATCCATTGTTTAGATTCTTCATCTTCATAAAAAAATAAAAATATAATATTTTTTTGTAAAGATAATAAATCAAATGCTTGTTTATAATAATCTATACCTAATAAACACCATTTTTTAAGATGTAAATTTTTTATAAAATCACCTCTTCTAATATGAACAGAAACTGTTGTATAATTATCAAATAATGATTTATATTTTATTAATATTTTTTTAGTATCAGAATTAAAATCTAATAATTTTAATATATATTCTCTATTATGATTAAAATATTTATAAGATATAAAAGTTCCAATTAATTTAGTTCTTAATTTTTTTTTAATATTATTTTTTATAGGAATAATATCATCACTATTATCTTTTTTATATTCACACTCATATAAATCCCAATAATATTTATGAGAATTAACGCACTTTAAATTTGGAAATAAATAACATAATGTTGTATTTTTAAAAGTTTTATGAGAACCTGTATAACCTATATCTTCTATTATATAATTAATATTTTCATCATAAGCATATGAACATATAGCAGCAATTTGAAATAAATTATTCCCTAAACTACTTTTAATCATTGGAGAAATAAAATATGTATGATTTTTATATAATGTTATAGTATTAGACATAGTATTATATATTATATAATTATATTATAAAATTATTATAAAATAATTAATATAAAATAATTATTATTTTATAATAATTATTATATATGAAGAAAATACATTCTTATTCATTACAAGGAAGAAGAGAATATAATGAAGATACACATTTTCACATTGAAAATTTAGATGGTAAAATTAAAGAAATTAATGATGTTAATTTTATAGGATTATTTGATGGTCATGGAGGCAAAAAAATTAGTAGTTATTTGAAAGAAAACTTACCATTATATTTTTTAAAAAAATATAATACAGATATATATTCTAAACCATCAAAAGCTACAAAATTATTTAATAAATTTTTTAATATAGTTCAAAATAATTTAATTGCAGAACATCCTCAAATTATTAAAAGATGTGGTTCCACTGCATGTATTGGTATACATCATAAACATAAAAATCAACACAAATTATGGGTATTAAATGTTGGAGATACAAGAATGGTTAAATGTAATAAAATGAATATAGCAGAACAATTATCACTAGACCATAAACCCAATGAACCTTCTGAAAAACAAAGAATAACACAATTAGGTGGAGAAGTTAAAAAAGCGCCAAATGATGATTATAGAATTGGTAATTTAGCAGTATCTAGGGCATTTGGTGATTTAGATTGTGTTCCTTATGTAACACATAATCCTTCTATTTATTATTATAATATAAATCAAGGTGATAAATTTATAATATTAGGTTGTGATGGTGTTTGGGATGTTCTTTCTAATCAAGATGCTGTAGATTATGTTAATTCATTATTATTAAATGGTTCCTATAGAGGTAATATAGCTAAAGATTTAGCAGACTATGCTTATTGTAATCATTCATCAGATAATATAACTATTATAGTTTATCTTTTAGAATAAATATTAACATAAAATAAAATTAAACCAACAAAATGTAGTGTATATAAATTTAATGTATTCTTACCAATTTGAGTTATAATACCGGTTTGATTTAATATATCTAATTTTAATAATGTATCTTTATTAACATAACTAAACATCATACCTGAAATAATAACTGGTAAATATTCTAATAATGGAAAATAATCCATCATATTATAATATACCCTAGTTCCCAACATTGTATCTATAATAGGATTTATGAGTGGAATCATTGATTTATTTTTATATATATACATTGATATAACTAAAAATAATGGATATAATGATTTATAAGGTATTAATGGAGATAATATTAATGTTGCAATACCAATAAAATGTAAAACACCAAATCTAACATAATAATGAGGATAATAATAAAATGTTATACATGATATAATAAAAGCATGACATAATGTTAATAATGACCTCTTTAATCTTTTATATAATGTAGTTTTTTTATCAAATGTCATAACTAATGAATAACCTGTTATAAATAAAAATAAATGTCTTGATATAATACCAGATAATTTAATTAATGGATGAGATGATATTGATGTATTATAAGCATTATTAACATCATAAAAATAAAAAATATGTTGTATAACCATTAAAATAAATGCAATACCTCTAAGGTTATCTATTAAATTAAATCTATTCATTATATAAAAGTATATTTTTATTTTTCAGATGGTGAAATAGGAATCCATTTTTTAAATTTTGCAGAAAAAATACAATTAAATTGAACTGGTTTATCACCAATTAAATTATCACACATATAAGATATTTTTAAATTAGGAATTAATGCAATCCCAATCTTATTACTATTTTCTAATGAAGATAAATCATATACATCTGGAATAGGTGTTCTATTTAACCAAAATAATTGATTTTTATCATTATTTTCATAAGAATATCTTCTAGTTTGTAAAAAATTAACATAATCATTTATTAAATCATAACTTTGAGAATTAATAACATTTTCACTAATTATAATTTTATCATTAACTTTTTTTTCAAGATATAAAATATTAATCCCAGAAACTTGAGGATAAAATATTAAACCATTAGTTGGTAAATTACAACTGTCTAAATTGTTAATTATATTTTCTAAATTGTCATAATTATATAATGTATTAATTTTTAATTTGAATTTATTATATTTTGTTTTATCTATATGAGAATTTATTATAGTATTAACTTCTTCTAATTTTAATATCATATCCATATCTAACATACTTTTCCCCATACAATAAAAACAATCTTGAATTAAAAATATATTTTCTGAATTATTTTGTATTAATTTACCATCAAAAATTGTTCCTTTATATAATATATCATCGCATGATAATGTTATATTATTAATGACAAAAGTTATCATATTTAATTGTGATTTATGATATGATAACTTTTTACGGTCAATTAAACAAGAAATATTTTTATCATCTATATTAACTAATATTAATAAATAATTAAGTCCCTTATAATTTGGTGATATATAATGATGATTATCCCTTAGATATTCTAATCTATTAATTGAATTTAATAGATTATAACGAAATTTAGATAAATCCACGGCATTATATAAGTAATCTATTATTTTGTGTTTATTTATAGTTTGCATATAACATATATAGCTTATTATTTTTTAAGTTAATTTAATCAATTTTTTTATATAATAGGTTTAAGTTTAAAAATTATTTAATTTTTAAATATTATATATGGCAGATTTAGGTGAAGCATTTAATATAACATTTATTAATAAAAAATCATTTCAAAATTTAGATTACTTTTTCACACAAAGAACCCTTAATGAAGACCAAGAATATTTTGATAAAAATCTAAATAGAAAAAATAAAAAAATTAAAGTAACTCATAATTTTTTAACTATTAATATACCGACTATATTATCAACTGCAGATAATAACCATAATAAACCTCTTAGTTTTGATATAGAAATATTTGGTGATGAAGGATATCATTATAAAGGTAGTATAATGTCTTTTGAAGGAACTATTCCAAATTTTACTATTCCAATTCAAAATGATAAAAAATTATTTATTAATATTAATTATAATTTTAAATCTAATAATGATAATACCTATAAAAAATTTATAAATTTTATAGAAATTCCTAAAAGATATCAAAATGTAGATAATAAAACTAACGAAGAATATGAAACAAATACAGAAATTTCAAATTATTAAATATCATATATAATATATAATTAATGGATTATAAAAAAAATATTTAAATATTAAAAGTGGTGGCAGCAATTTATTATCTATAAAAGATATACAAACTTCAATATAAAATATGAACAGGGTGAATGGGTATAATATAATATGATATGAAGTTTTTAATGGTAAAAATAATTTAAATTTAATATCATTATAATAATCAATAACTTCTTTCATTACATTTTTAATATTTCCACTATTTAGTCTATATATTAAACCTTATGTTATTATTATAAAATAATTATATTTTTAATTTAATAATGTTATCTTTAATTTGAATAAAAATATCATTATAATAATCAACAACTTCTTTCATTACATTTTTAATATTTCCACTAATTAGTCTATAATGAAAAATTACTTTCTTATCTAATGGATGATGCATATTATAACTTGCAAATTCTATTTTTTTATGTTTTTGTAATCCTCTTGATATTAAATTTCCTAAATTATTATCTTCTTCATTAACAAGTATCATACCTTCAAGAGAATCAGTTTGTTTTTTATCTTCAATCAACTCATATATATATATTTCATTTTGCATGTCAGACATGCAAAATGAAATATATATATAAAGATTTATTTTCAATATATTTATATATATGAGTAGTAAACAAAATGTTTTTATTAAATTATTAAAAGAAAATACAACAATTGATACTGAATTTATTGATACTTTTTTTAAAAAATTTAAGATTGGTAGTGAATTAAATTTTGATATAATAGATAAAGATGTTGCTAAATATTTAGGAGTAGTATTACTTAATATTAGAAGAAGATTAAATAATGAATATTCTAAATCTTCAAGATTTATTGAAAATGTTGATTATATTAAAATTAAATCAAATACTTCTAATGCAGGAATAGCATATATGTTAAATTATCAATGTTTTGAAAAATTAGCTATATCAGGAGATTCAACAAAATCAGAACTTGTTCGTGATTATTTTATTAAGATAAGAGAATTTATATATGAAAATCAAGAATTAATATATCAAGCAGTTGAAAATAAAAAAGATTTAAATAAATTTAGAGGTTATGAATCTATTTATTTTTTTGCTGTAGATGAACGCCATCCAGATGTATTTAAAATAGGTAGAACTCAAGATATTATTCATAGATTGAGAAATTATAATGTAGGTAGAATCAAAGAAGTTGATTTAAAATATTATGCATTAGTTAATAATAGTATAATGATTGAAAAATGTATTAAATTAAAATTAGAAAAAAATAGAGTTATTAATGGTAGAGAAATATATAAAGTAGACCCAAATAAATTAAAAAAAATAATAGATGATTGTTATTGTAAATATGTTTCTAAAAAAGAAAATGAAGAATTATATAAAGAAATATCAATATTATTAGGTCTATATTCTTATATAAAAAATAAAGTAAATATTAAACCTTATGTTATTATTAGAGAATAATTATATTTTTAATTTAGTAATGTTATCTTTGATTTGAATAAAAATATCATTATAATAATCAACAACTTCTTTCATTACATTTTTAATATTTCCACTAATTAGTCTATAATGAAAAATAATTTTCTTATCTAATGGATGAGGCATATTATAACTTGCAAATTCTATTTTTTTATGTTTTTGTAATCCTCTTGATATTAAATTTCCTAAAGTATTATCTTCTTCATTAACAAGTATCATACCTTCAAGAGAATCAGTTTGTTTTTTATCTTCAATTAATACTTTAATAAATTTATTTAATCTATTCATTAAATTTATTAATGCTACAATTAATATTCTTTTTTCTGTAATTTGACCACGTGATTCTAATACAAAATCAAACTCATTATCATTAATCTGTTTATACACAGCTATACAAACAGCACTAAACATTACATCAGTTGTTTCTATTCCTATTTGTGTAATAGCAGAAAATGATATTTCTTGATTTGGTTGTAATTTCACTAATGGAACAGGTGTTTTATATGGATTATCAATTTGTTTTAGGTTATAATAATATTTTGCATCAGATGTTGATACTGTAACTATTTCCATTGTTTTATTTTTATAGTTTACATACATTGTTAATTGTTTTAAAGATGATGAATTAACATTATTATCAATATTTAAATCTATATCATCGTTATCTTCTTCATTTTGAACAACTACAACATCTTTTTTAATATTATCATCTAAAAAATCAATTGTATTTTGAATGCCCCATACTGGCATATATTTATATCTTAATTTTAAATAGTTATTATGAAATATTGATGTATTTTTGTCAAATTTAAATTCATTAAATGCATATGTTGGAATTTCAGATAATATAGTTCTTCTTATACTATTTAATATAATGTAATCAATATTATCTCCTTTTATCTTAAATTCTAATCTAGAATCTCCTAAATCACTTTCATAATTTAATAATTCAACATTAATTTTATTGATTTTATCCATTATATATATAAACTATATATATTCTTTATATTATAAATTTCATTTTTTTTTATATATAATTATATGTATTACTTTTTTTGGTTAATTTATAATATGTAAATATTATACATACTAATAATAATATTGATACAATACAAAATATTATTAAATATAAATTGTCAAAAAATAATAATTTGAAATATAAAGTTTTCATATCATATAAATTATTTGTATATGGTAAATCTATTGTATGTATTATATTATTAAATCTATTATGAATCACTTCTATTTTAACAGGCAAATTACAATCAGTATTATCACGTATTTCGGTTTTTATTTTATAGATTTTTGTATCATTAGTTAATTTTACATAAAGATATACAGGATTTGGTAAAAAATATAATAAATCTTTATTATTATATTTATTGATATCTACTATATATTTATTATTATTATCAAATATATCAAATGTTAAATTATTAGGTTTAATTATATTATTATTTTTATCATAATATGTTATATTAGGTAGATAACATTTATTATTTATGCTAAGATAAAATTTCAAATAATATTTTGAATTCGTAGGAGATTTAGCTAAATTTGTTCTGCTAGAATATATATTTACTATATTTTTATATAAATCTAGGTCAATATTATATTCTAATTGTTTATTTGAATCAAATGTTGATAATAAATTTCTATTATCATCTAATAATGTTATTTTTTGACTATCAGTATCAAAAATAATTTTAGTAATAAAAACATTTATTATTTTAATTTCATAAATAAAATCTTGTTTAGTATCAATTAAATCATTCATATATTTATTAAATTCATTCATATATTTATTAAATCCATTTATGACATCACTATTAGAATTATATGGTCGTTGGACACTACGCAATTCTTTTTCATTATTATCATATATTGTTATACCTATTATACTATCTCTATCATTTCGATTACCATCGCTATCCAATAATTTTACATTTCTATAATCTTTTTTATTAATATAAAATCTTACATAATAAGATATAAAAATATCATTCATTATATTATAATATAAATTAATGAAAGTTATATTTTATTCATCAAAATGCGAACACTGTAATAAATTAATATCATATTTAGATAAATATAATATTAAAAATCAATTTAAATTAATAAATATTGATACTTTAGATAAAATACCTAATTCTATAGATATAGTTCCTACTATTATTGATAGTGATTTAAATCAACCATTAAAAGGCAAACAAGCTTTTGAATATGTTAATAATTTAAAATATTTTAATAATTCTACTAATAACTATACAATTCATAATTTACCTAAACCTAATATTGAAGAAGATAATAAAGCTAATAATTTATCATATAATCATTTAGATTTATAATTATATTAATCATTTATATTTATAATTTTTCTATTATAATATAATGAAAAAAATAGATACTATAGAAATTATAGAAACTATTAAAAATATAAAAACTATGACAATTATATTTATAATTATAACAAGTATAGCTCTTATATTAGGAATATATAATATTATAAAAACAAAGTTATTTCCTATTCCAACATTTAATCCTATATTAATTAAACAATCACCTGGTCCTATAGGTTCTACAGGACCTATAGGTCCACAAGGTCCTATAGGTTCTACAGGTTTAATAGGACCTATAGGTCCACAAGGTCCTATAGGTCCAAAAGGTTCACAAGGTCCTATAGGTCCTATAGGTCCTATAGGTCCTATAGGTCCAATAGGTCCAATAGGTTCTACAGGTCTAATTGGTTCACCAGGTCCTATGGGTTCTACAGGTCCTATAGGTTCTACAGGTCCTATAGGTTCACCAGGTCCTATAGGTTCACCAGGTCCTATAGGTTCACCAGGTCCTATAGGTTCACCAGGTCCTATAGGTTCACCAGGTCCTATAGGTTCACCAGGTCTTATAGGTTCACCAGGTCCTATAGGTTCACCAGGTCCTATAGGTTCACCAGGTCCTATAGGTTCACCAGGTCCTATAGGTTCACCAGGTCCAAAAGGTGATAAAGGTGATTCAGGAGGTTTACCCGGTCCTATAGGTTCACCAGGTCCAAAAGGTGATAAAGGTGATTCAGGAGGTTTACCTGGTCCTATAGGTTCTACAGGTCCTATAGGTTCTACAGGTCCTATAGGTCCACCTGGACCTACACAAGTATCTTTTAGTTCAATTAATATAGGAGATTGGAAATTATCACAAGATACTAATAATAATTTAATTATTGCAAATAATAAAATAAATATATCTTTTTTACCATTAAATTATTTAATAGGATTTAAATATGTAACAGGAAGATATATTAAATTATTTAATACAATTATAGGTTGTATGGATTTTGCAGAAATTGAGGTATATTCTACAGATCTAAATAAAAATATTGCAAATACAGCAAATATATCTGCCTCTAGCGATTATCCAAATACTAATTTAAAAAGACAATGGGTAGATGGAGATATTACTGCAGGAGGTCATACATCCTGTGCTGAAGCACCATGGATGCAATTAGATTTTGGTAAAGATATACTGATTACTAAAGTTATTTTTTATCCAAGATTAACTCATAAAGGACGTACTAGAGGTGTTATATTAACTATAACAAATAATAATAATAATGTTATATATACTGCAAACCCAATTACAAGTAAAATAGGGGAAGTTAATTATAATGATAATCCAAATTTGGATGGATATAATTATATTACTTATAATATGCCAAATGAACAATGGATTGGATCTTAAATAAATTTATATAAATTAAATTTATTAAGTTATATAAATAAAAAATATATACTATAAATTAATTTATGGAAAAAAAATATAATATAATTCCTGACAGAATTAAAAATATTCAAGAAATGCTTAAAGGAGAATATATAGATTCTATTTTAGATTTTAAAAATTTTGAAGTGCCTTTATACACTAAAGATAGTGATGACATAAGAGAATTATTACCAAAAAAATATATTGATTTTGGAAAAGCAATTAATGATTTAGGTGGTAAATTATTATATATTAAAAGTGGTTCTACAGGACATACTTTTAAGGGTGTTCATCCTAATGGGGAAGATAGACAATCATATGCAGTTAAAATTGTAGCTTATCCAAAAAAAGAAAAATATGGGGGTATGTATAATTCAAAAAGACCAGAAAATACAGAATTACTAATGATAAAATTATTATCATATTTTGTAGTTAATAAACAGACACCTCATATAGTATTACCAATAACAACATTTAATACAAGTATAAAACCATTTTTAAATTTAACAAAATCAAATATTGTAAATAATAAAAAATTTGATAATTTTATTGAGAGATATGATAATGGTGAATATTATCAAAATGTATCTATATTAGTTAGTGAATGGGCTAATGGAGGAGATTTATTAGATTATTTAAAGAAAAATTATAAAGAATTAAAACTAAAACATTGGAGAATAATATTTTTTCAAATATTATCTGTTTTAGCAATAATTCAAACTAAATATCCATCATTTAGACATAATGATATGAAAGCTAATAATATATTAATTCATAATAATACTAAAGATTCTCAAGATACAAAATATTTATATAAAATTAATAATCAAACATATATTGTTGAAAATATTGGATTTCAAATTAAATTATGGGATTTTGATTTTGCTTGTATTCCTGGTATTGTAGATAATTCTAAAGTTGATGCTGAATGGACAGATAAAATTAATATAAAACCTGAACAAAATAGATATTATGATATTCATTATTTTATTAATACTTTAACTAAAAAAGGTTTCTTTCCTGAAATATTAACATCTAGTTATGTTCCAGAAAAAGTTAAAGAATTTGTAAGAAGAGTAGTTCCTCCACACTATGAAACAGGAGATTTTATATCTGATAGAGGTAGATTATTAGTTGATGATGAATATTTAATACCAGATATGATTTTAAAAAATGATTTATTCTTTAAAAATTTAAGAAAATAAAAAAATTAATAAATAGACATGTCTAATATAATAACTTATAATAATACAATTTTTATTTTTTGTGTAATGTATTCTAAATTATAAATATATAATAATTTTAATATATAAATATGTTAGTATTAATTTAATCATATAATATATTTAGATATTTTTCTCCGTAATCGGAGAAAAATATCTAAATTAATATATATAATGGATTTAGTAGAATTTCTTAAAAAATATTCAAAAGTTAGTAATAAATTTATTGATGATTTTTTTGGTTTATATGATATTAATAATAAAGATAATTTTATTATTGACCTTGAAAATATAGTAAATTGGTTAAACACTAAAAAAAGTAAAATTAAAGAAACTTTAGAAAATTCTTATGAAATAAATATTGACTATATTATCAATAAAACAATCCTCACAGGAAAAAGAGGAGCACCAAAAGAAGAAATTTTATTAACAGTTAAATGTTTTAAATTATTGTGTATGCAAAGTAAAACAACAAAAGCGATTGAAGTTAGAGAATATTTTTTTTCATTAGAAGAATTAATTGATAAATATAAAAATTATATTATTGAAGGTTTAAAAGATAAAATTAATAAATTAGAAAATAATCAACGTCCTAAAATTAATCCTGAAAAAGGAGTTATATATATTATTCAAACATCGGATGATATTACATTATATAAAATTGGTAAGACATCTAATTTAAAAAAAAGATTAACAACATATAATTCAGATAAAAAAGATAATATAATACCTATGTATATATATGAAACTAACGATATAGATGCTGTTGAAACTTGTATAAAAGCTTTTATGAAAAAATATCAATATAGGAAATATAAAGAAGTATATCAAACAAATATTGATATAATTAAAAATTTTATAAATAAATGTGGTGATATTGTTAATTCAGAATATAATATACATTTAATTAATAAAAATAAATCACAAAATGGTGGGAGTCAAAAAACAAAATATAATTATTATTTTGCATTATACAAATATTAATTTATTTAACATTATATTTATAATTAATAAATATATTTGATATAAATGATAATATTTAGTTCAAATTAAGAAATTTATTAAAAAATTATATTTAGATAATAAATATAATAATTTTGTAATAGACATTTTTATAAAGACAATAATATAAAAATTTTAATAAATTTTAAGTAAATTTAAATAATAAATATCACTATTAAAAAATATAAATTTTATTTTTTCTTTTATTAGAATATAAAATACTCATTATATATAAATTTATATGTGGCAAAAATAAGCATATAATGAATATATACAATTTATTAATTCAAAAGATAAAACAGGTTTAATAATTGCATCTACAGGAGTAGGAAAATCATATTTTATTTCAATTTATTATTATATAAGAACTATTAAAAAAGACATAATTATTATGACAAAGAAAAAAGAAATATTAGATAATAATTTTATAAAATAATTAAATTTAAATTGTGAAATTATTAATCTAATAGATTCATAAGAAAATTATTATAATAGAAACAATTTATTATTCTTTAAAAAAATAATTATTAAATCAAAAAATACTTTAGCATTTTTTTATTAAATCAGTTTCTAAAAATTAATCAGATTCTAAAAATTAATCAGATAATGATATTACACTAGGTATATCATCATCAATATTTTCATTATTTAATGATATTTCATATATATTACTTATATTAATTTTATTATTATATAATATAAAATCTATATTATATAATTTATTATTATTATTTAATATAATATTATAAAAATATTTTTTATCATCATCTTCCATATAATATAATTTATTCATAATAATAATATTATTAGAATTGAAATATTGTTTAAAAAATAATATTATATTTAGAATTGTATTGTCATCTAATACTTTAATAGTATTTTTTTTATTAAAATATTGTAATAATTTATTATTAGTAAAATAGTGTAATATTTTATTTTCAGTAAAATAGTGTAATATTTTATTTTCAGTAAAATAATTTATAAAAAATAAAATTATTAATAATAATATAATTTTAAGTATCATTATATTATTATAAATATTTATAATTAAAATCAAACTTATATTATAATTAATGTATGATTTTATAATTATAGGAGGCGGACCATGTGGTCTAACAATTGCTAATATCTTATCTAAACAAAAATATAAAATATTAATTGTAGATAAAAATAATAATTTAGGTGGATGTCATAGTGTACATAGAGTTAATGGTTTATTCTCAGAACATTCTCCTCGTGTTTATACTAATTCATATCTTAACTTTATAAATGTTTTAAAAGATATGAATATTAATTTTTATGATTTATTTACTGAATATAATTTTGGTTTTTTTGAAATATTTAAAATACTAAATAAATATATAAGTATTAGAGAATATACTATATTATTATTTGCATATATAAATTTAAATGAAGATTATAAAAAAATAACTGTATTAGAATTTATGAATAAATATAATTTTAGTAAAGAAGTATGTAATATAATTGATGGCATATGTAGAACTATTGATGGTGTAGGAATTGATAAATTTTTATTATATAGTTTATTTAATATGATTTTATTACCTGGATTATATAAATTTTACATACCCAAGTATTCTAATGATATTAAATTATTTAAATTATGGAAAGAATATTTATTAAATAATAATGTTGATATATTATTAAATTCATCCATATCTAATATTGATAAAAATTATATTATTGTTAATGATACTCAATTTTATAGTAAAAAATTCATTTTTGCATGTCCACCATCTGCTATTTGTGATATATTAAAAAAATCTAAGTATCCTTATATATTTGGAGATATATATAATTGGACAACATTAACTAGTTATAATAAACATATTTCTTTTACTTTTCATTATAATCAAGATATAAAATTGCCTCATTTATGGGGAGGAGAAGCAACAAGTAAAACTGAATATGGTATAATATATATAATAATGTCTGATTACATGAAATTTAATGATGATAGATCAAAAACTGTTATTAGTATAACATTAAGTAAACCTCCTCAAAATACTACAAATATTATTAATGAAACTTATAATCAATTAAAAAATATATTTAATAATTTACCTTATCCTGATAATGTTGTATTTGGAAATATTATTAGTGATTCATTTGCATCTACAAAATATGGTTATATGAATTATAAATCAGAAATATTAGATAATTATTATACTTGTGGGCATCATATAGGTCATAGTAATTTTGAATATAATACATTAGAATCAGCTGTTTCAAATGCATTATATTTATGTAAAGAATTAACTAATAAAGATATCATAATACATGAACCAATCAAATTAATAAATATAATTAAAATAATAATGACTATTGTTATAATAATTATAATTAAAAAAGCAATTGGGACATAGCTTTTTTTAATTAAATTAAAAAAGCAATTGGGACATAGATTTTTTAATTAAATTAAAAAAGCAATTGGGACATAGCTTTTTTTAATTAAATTAAAAAAGCAATTGGGACATACCTTTATGAATGACTAAAAGATTATAATTTTTAGATATGAATGTTAAATTAAATGATTTTTTATTATTATTGTTATTTTTATATAATTGATTTAACATTGTATTATATTCTTCAATAAATTGTTTATTAAAAAACAATATATATTGTTTTCCTTTAATTTGTCTTAGATTAATAGCTCCTGATGGTTGTGATTCTTCAGGATATAATGAAAATGATTGATAATATATACCATTAGGTAATATATTATTTAGATATTTATAGGATAAAAGATAAGTATAATAATTCATATTAATATTATTTAATAGAACATCAGTAAGATTAAATAATAAATTATGTTTATCAATTATTTCATTATTAAAATATGAATTATAATCATATAATAAATTCATATTTTGTCCATAAGGTGTTAATTTATCAATAAATATTTGTGGTTGTATAAACCATAATAATTCTTTACATACACTATTAAAAGATAATTCACAATCAAAGTTATCTAAATTTTTAATATTAAAAACATTTTCTTCAAATATTTCAACAACATATTCTAATTTAGAATTTGCAAATTTTTCTCTTTCATCATTATCTAAATATATTGTTTCACATATTAATTTAATTTGTGGAGTATTTATTAAACTATAATACATATTAAAATTTATAAATGGATAATAATATGCTATTTTATAATTAAAATTATATTTATTAATATTTATCATTAAACCAATCCATTGATTTTTATTAATAACATATGAATTATTATATAATGTTCCATTTTCAGTTAATAATATATTAATTTCATTCTCTAATAAATCAGGAAATTTAAGTTTTAATAATTCATCATTAATATAAATGCATTTATAATTAATTAATTTATTAACAGCATCAAATTTATATGAACTATATATTAAATGAGTAGAGACTATAAATTTATCAATATTATTTATAGTTAAATCTAATATTTCATCATACATTAATTCATAATTTTCAAAACTAATAATATTTGTTATATCATTAATCTTAGCATTAATTATAACATTAGCATATTGTAAAGAAATTAATGGTAAACTTGTTCCAATAACACGATTAAACCAAAATTGTAAAGGCACTAATACTTTAGTATTACCTTTAGGATTAGGATTAAAATCATTTAATTTTTTAGTATGTCCTATCATATTATTATAATTATCCATATATTCAGATTTAATATTATGAGATTGATTAATATGTAATACATGATTAGAATATTTTTGATATTCAACACCACCAATTTCAATATTAAAATATTGGAAATAATTATGACCTAAATATGGACAATAATTAAAATTAATTTGATTAGAGCTTTCAATTGTATTTAATTTTTTTAAGTAATAATTTTTATTATTATTAAAATCTTTTAAATAATATAACATATTTTCATATAATTTATTAATATCATTAATAATAGTTGTTCTTGAAATATAAATATTAGTATCATAGTTAGTATCATTAGTAATTAATTTATTAATTGATGATATATAAGATGAAATATTAATATTATTTAAAATTTGAGTATCTATTTTATTAATATATAAATCTTTTTGAGTTTTATTAATATAATTAAAATTTATAACTTCATTTTTTAAAGTATTAATATTTATATTAGAAGTTAATAATAATAAATAAAGAGACCTATATAATGATATTTCAATATTAATATAAGAGTTCAAATTATTAAAATCATAATTAATATTATTAATATCAGATTTTAAATTAGTTATTTCAGTATTTTTTTTATTAATATATAATGGATTATTGATATAATTATCATTAAAACTTAATAAAGGTAAATCTATTTCTAAATAACATCTATGAATTGCATCACCTATATTATTTAAGTTAAAAGATACTATACTATTATATTCAGCAAATTGATTAGAATTAATTTCTCTTAATTCAATTGAAAAATTTGTATGTTTTTTATAAACTTTTTTAAAAAAAGTTATTTCAGGCGATACAGTTAAGAATATATCTTCTTTACCTGATGTTATAATTTGTAATAATCCTCCAGATGACATTATAAATTATTGATAAATTATATTTATACTAATTTATCAATATTTTTTATAAATTATATTAGAATTTATCTATAATTTTTATGCAGAATGAGACATTTTAGGAGGTTGCATGCTAGTTAATAGATTTTTACCAACTAATTCATATACAGCAAAACCGGCTAATAATGACATTGTGCTATATAGATTGTTAGTAGTTAATTTAGAATCCATTACATAATATGCTAATACTTCACCAAATCCAACTTTTAATAAAGTATTATATAGAGATTGCATAGAACCTACTTGAGGTAGTGATGATTCAACCATATCAAAAGCACAATAGGCAGCAATTCTTAGCCCTGAAGCCATTTGCCATTTAGGTCCAAAATCGGGTTTTCTGCCTAATAATTGTGCTGATACAAATTCACCAACTACAAAAACAGTTCCGAATTTTACTATATCATAAATTGCATTATTTACACCTGGATTGGGGTTATTTAGAGCTTGTTTAGCAGCTAAACTGAGTTTATTAGTTATTAAACCATGTAAGGCAAACCCTAGAACAGTAGCTATAGTTACTTTCATCCATGGTTCATTAAATAACATTGGTTTAGTTGGATGAACTTGTGAATCTAATACATGTTGAACTAAAAAAATCATAGTCATCATCATAACATCAGTTTTAGCAAGTTGCATATCAAAATCTTGTATCATTAATTATAACTAGAAAAAAACATATATGAAATTTTTAAATAAATATTTTTTTATAGATTTTTAATAATTTATTTTTTTCAATGAGTTTATATTATTATACTTATATATATAATAATAATATGTATAAATTTATATTATTATTAGGTATAGCTATTGTTATATATTTTTTATATAGAGAAATTAGATTATTAAAAAATAAATATGAAATTATAAATACAACACTTGAAAATATTAAATCACAAATAAATATAAATCAACAATGTAATTTATGTAATGATAATTTAAATAAAAATAATTTAAATAAATATAATTTAAATAAATATAATTTAAATGATACATTAAATAAACATAATATAAATACAAATATATATGCTTATGTAAATAAATATAATGATAATTTAAATAATGATAATTTAGATAATAATAATTTAGATAATAATAATTTAGATGATAATAATTTAGATACTGATAATTTAGATAATAATAATTTAGATAATAATAATTTAGATAATTATAATTTAAATAATAATAATTTAGATACTGATATTTTAGATGATGATATTTTAGATAATGATATTTTAGATAATGATAATTTAGATAATGATAATTTAGATAATAATAATTTAGATGATGATATTTTAGATGATAATAATTTATATGATGATAATTTAGATGATGATAATTTAGATAATAATATTGAAATTTATTCTAATGAAGGCACTTCAGATGAACATAATATAATTAAATCATTAGATATAGAACAAATAGAACCTAATATAAAAATTAATCAAAAAATATTTAGTTATGAAAGTTTAAATAAATTAAAATTAGCAAAAATTAAAGATATTGCAAAAGAAAATTTAATTTTATTAAATCAAGGCACTAAAGTTAAAAATAAACAAGAATTAATAAATGATATTTTAGAAAAAAATATCTAAATTAAATATATTATGGATAATAGATATCATAAATGTAATTGTCCACCATTAATGGAGGATGGGAGATTTTTAACTTCTTATGTAAGAGGTAGAGTAGTAGATCAATATATTAGAAATATAAATAATATAGATTCAGCTCATAATTACAAATTATTTTTACAAGATAATACTATACAAATTTTAAATAATTTAAGTAAATCATTAGCTAATAATAATACATGTGTAGTAAATGATAATTGTAATACATTAAGTATAAAATCTATAAGATAAGTTTTTTTAGTTAAAAATAGTTTAATATTATTTAAAAATATCAAATGTATTAATATATGAATAGATTTGATAAAACACATTATGTATTTCCAACATTTGACCCAATTAAAAAATTAGAATTATTTAAATATGCTTCTAGATTAGAAATATATGATTTAACACAATATGCACATATGAATAATATACCAATAAATGTCAGCAATGATATTGGTGATAATTTAATTCATGAAGTTTTAAAAATAAGTGATACTAAAATATCTGAATATTCAAAATTAAATGCTATTAAAACATTGGTATCAAATAATGTAAATCCGGATTCATCTAATAAAGAAAATATAACACCTTTGCATATGGCTTGTTATAATCAATATAAGGATATTGTAAATTATTTATTAGAGTTAAAAGTTAATGTTAATGCTACAGATAATATGAATGCTACACCATTACATTATTTAATGAAAGGAAATATGAAAATATTTGAAGTTAAAGAAATTAAACCGTTTATTCAATATACAAAATCACCATCTATTAAAATTGACCAAAAAATTAATGAATTAAAATCAGAAATAATTAATCAAATTCAAAAAAATGATACACAATATAAAATATTAGATATATTAAAAGAAACAATATTTAATGTATTATTAGAAGATCCTAAAATATCAGATTATGCAAATCATTTAAAAAATGTTATAGTAAATAAAGGTTTAACAGAATTAACAAATTCTTCTAGTCAAGAAACAGCTGTATTATATTATAAAGAATTTATAAAAAATAGAATAAATAATATATTAGGAATAACTAAAATACCAATAGAAATTCATAAAAAAGAAATGACTTCATGGGGACCTACTGATACACCAGATTATGGTTTAATAAAAAATGGCGATGGGAAAAAATATATTAAATCATTATTTACATTAGCTTTAAAAAATATTACTAAATTAAGAGAATCATTTAAAATGATTGAAGACCCATATCTTCAAGAATTAAAAAATAAATATTTTATTAAAATATTAAAATACTCTTTATTAAAATATTCTTCTGAAACAACCTATACAAAACATTCAAATAAAACTATTGATAGGATAGTTCCTAATGACGACAAACTAATTCAAATTATAAATGATATTGATAATGACATTAAATTTCCAAATTTTATCAACTATAATAATTATAAATTATCATTTCATGACTATTTGCCGATAATAGATATTAAAAATATGACATATATAGGTTCTGGTTTGAAACCGACTGTTGTGCCAAATGATATATTACTTAAAAGTTTTAATATAAATAATATGATGGATGATGAGTACATAATAAATAACAAAATAATTGATATAAAATTCAAACTAGAAAATAATTATATATTTAATCAAGATAATATTGATAATTATTTATATAATTATATTTATAAAGTAATTGCAGTAGAAAATAATGATTTAAACAACATAATATCATTCATTGATACCAATATAACAAATTATATTAATAATAAAAAAATAACAAATATGCAGGAAATATTTAATTCGCATATATCTATAAGGTTATTATATTTATATTATATTATAAAAATAGATATGTTTAATGATTCAGAAGCACCAGAAGCATCAGAAGCAGACTTAAAAATATACCTACCAATATATTTATTAATATTAGTATCAGCATTAATTCATGTAAATGAATATGATAATCATATTAGTAATTGTATTAAAAATATTGAAAAACAATTTTCATATAATGGCGACATAAAAGAATATTTAGAATCATTAGGATTAAATAATATTGATTATAAAAATAAAAAATTAATATATCAAGATATTCTAAATAAATATTTAGAAATGGATGATGATAATAAACCATTAAAACAACATATTATTTATTTATCTTATTTTTTATATCAACATAATGATTTATCTTTATTTGAAAATTTTAGTAACTATAACAATTTTATTACAAATATTAATGATAATCATTATATAAAAACACATACAGGTATTATTAATGAAACTGACATAAATGACAGTAATGATTATAACACTAACCATATTATTATAGCTTATATATTAGGTTTATATTATGTAGGATCAATACCTAATATTAAATATGACGACACTGATTATGGTTCTATTATATTAAATCATAATAAGAAAGATATAACATATTCAATAGAATATCATATTGAAACATATAAAGAAAAAACATCTCAATCAAACCCCCGTATCATGGAAAGAAAAAAAATAGCTGTATATAAAAATAATATTGAGTCAGTTATAGAAATGCCAATAAAAGTATGGGAAAAACCAATTTCAGATGATAATTTAGATGACCTAAAAAATGATATATACTATACACTATATAATATATTCCCCTCTAAACAGTATAAACTAAATGAAAATTATAATGTATCAATACCAAATTTTTATTTTTATTTTTATATGTTATTAACTAATATATATAATAATCAAATAAATATTTATAATAATATTAAAGAAATTGAAGATATTATTTATAGAGTATTTAACATAAATTCACAAGAATTAAAAAAAATATATACTGACAAATATTATTATATTTTAATTTTATGTAAAACATTAGATACTCATATTAATTTATTAAAACAATTTTATGATATGTATTATGACTATGATGATTTATTTAATCAACGTGATATAGATATATTTAAAAAACATAAATATAATATATCAAATTTTAATTATATAGAATTAGCAAAATATTTAAATAAAATAAATTCATATTATTATATATATATCTATATTTATCATCCTGAAAAAAAAATACCATATTTTAATTATTATCAACTTCCTATAGATAATAGACCCAACAAATACAAATATTTTTCTGCAGAATTAGAATCAAAAACAGACGCAGACGAAGCAGAAACAGACTCAGACGAAGCAGAAACAGACTCAGACGAAGCAGAAACAGACTCAGACGAAGCAGAAACATACTCAGACGAAGCAAAAGCAGTAGTAGAATTAGCAGCACGCTCAAAAGCATCACCACCAGCACAAACACGTTCAAAAGCATTAATAGAAGAACGTGCAAAAACACTAAAAATACAATTAAAAAAATACGCAACACACCTACGAAAAGAAGCAATAAAACTACAATCAATGTCATCAGCCGCAGAACAATTAGAATCAATAGCAATGACAGAATTAACAAGTGCAATAGAAACAACAAACACATTATATCAAATTCTATTAGAAAAATATAATATGGCAACTGTTGCACAATCATCATACAACACAGCAGTAGCAGCAGTAGCAGACACAGCAGTAGCAGACACATCAGAAGCAGCACTTACCGCAGTACAAACAGCATATACAGCAGCACAAGCAGCATATACAGCAGCACAAGCAGCATATACAGCAGCACAAGCAACATATACCGCAGCATTAAACAAATCACGTGCAACAATTACAGAAGCAGCATTGGCAGCAAAAAAAGTTGCAACAGTAGTAGCAGCAAAAACAGAAGCCGCATCAGTAGCAGCAGATGCAACAAACGCATCAACATTAGCATCAGCCGCATCAACAGTAGCAGACGTAGAAATATTATACACACACCTACAACAAATAGCAATAAAATCATATGCAATAATTAAAAAAGAACTCTTAATACCACTACAAGAACAATCAATACAACTACAATTACAATCAACACATCTACAAGACGATGTACAACAACTACGAGAAGTAGCAAACCAACAACGAGAAGCAGCAAACCAACTACAAGGAAAAGAACAACAACTACGAGAAAAAGCACAACAACTACGAGAAAAAGCAGAAGCAACAGACGCAGCAGCAGCAGCAGAAGCAGAAGCAACAGACGCACCAGCAGCAGCAGAAGCAGAAGCAGCAGAAGCAGCAGCAGAAGCAGAAGCAGCAGAAGCAGAAGCAGCAGCAGCAGAAGCAGAAGAAGCAGCAGAAGCAGCAGAAGCAGCAGCAGCAGCAGCAGAAGCAGCAGAAGCAGCAGCGCAAGAACGAGAAGCAGTAGCAGCAGCGCGAGAACAAGAAGCAGCAAAAGCAGCAGAAGCAGCAGAAGCAGCAGAAGCAAAATATGTAGCAGAAACAAACGCACTAGAAGAATTAGGCGTAGAAGAGGCACTAGAAACTGTACTAAAAGCACTAGAAGCAGTAGTATCAGATAGATTGGTAATATATCGAGGAAATATTAATACGATTACTAGTAATTATGATACAATATTATATGAATATTATCAAGGTAAAATTCCATTTTTTGAAATGGAATTTGAGACTTTTAAACTAAATAAAGATGATAAATCTATAATTGTTCCTCCTTCATTATATAATTCAATAAAAATATTTTATGAAATTGTTATTAAAGAAATTATTAAAACATATTGTGATAAAATAAAGTATGATAAAATAAAACCAACATTATCAGAAATAAAAAATAAATTTAATTTAGCACGTGATGTTATTATAGATAAAGCAATAATATGTAGTATTATACAAAATGCAGTATTTGAAATTATTCAAAATTATATTGAATCTAGTATTAATTATTATTATGAAACAGTAATAATTAATAATACTGCTAACATGAAAGATTATATAAAAAAATATATAAAAGAATTTGTTAATGTTAATAATTTACAAGTATCATTAGATGATACATTAACAGAAATAACAGAATATTATAGAATTAAATTAGTAGAAACAAATGTAAAAGTTTTTAACAAACATATATTATATTCAGATGATTTATATAATTTATCAAGATTTAAAACTGGTTTTTATGTAGATATAAACCAAGAAATAATAAATAAAATTTTATCTCATGATGGAATAATAACAACACAAGATATAGAAGGTAGAACACCAATTGATTATTTAATTAAACAAAATAATTTTAGTTTTTTATTAATACTAAAATCTCTAAATATAAAATTAGAAACATATAAACAAAAAATTAAAAATAAATTAAGTTTACATATATCCAAAATTATTCCAAAAAAAGAAATTGAACCAATTAAAGATATAGAAGAATATCAAAGGTCAGAAGGAATAATAATTATAGATTATATAAAATCAAAAATTAAAAAATCAAATTTAACACCTTATTATCAAAAAGAATTTAAATTAGATAAAATTTTAGGTAAATTCAGTTGTCATCTTTATCATGATATTAAATCTTTAATAACAGCAAATGAAGCATTTGGGAATAATATATTAAAATATTTAGAAGATTCATTTAAAATATGTGAATATTTAACATTTAAATTATTATCAAATGATAACCCAATAATAGAAAAAATTGCTTTTAATTTATATTATTATAATAAATTATATCATATAGAAACAGAATTTTCAAATGAATATGATAAGCAATGTAAAATTACACCATACTCAATATCATATGATAATATTTCCAAAAATTTAAATAGTATATATTCATTTAATGAGTATTTTAAACAAAAAAATAATACAGATAATAAATTATTAAATCATTTAGTACAACAAAATAATATGTTATTAAATAGTATTGATATTGATATTGATATAGCTGATATAATATCTAATTATAAAAAAATAGTCGAAAATTTAGAGTCATATTTTACACTCCATAAATATACAAATAAGAATACATTATTACAAATAATATATTATAATATATTAATATATTTAACAAGACTTATAATTGGGACTAATTTAGAATTAATTATAAGAAGAGTATTATATAAATATTTTAAAGAAAGTAGTATTGATAAAAAAAATATTATACCTAGTATTGAAATTATGTTAAATAAAAAATTATATGGTTATGATAAATCATTAAGTGATATGATATATCAAGAAATATGTAAAACTATGGTTAAAAATGCATTAGAAATATTTGAAGATTATGTTGATGAACAAGAAAATGTATATACTACAGCAAGAGAATTATTATTAAATTTCTTTGATTTGTTTAACTTAACTATAATTAAAATTCCTGATAATATAATAACTATTATGAAAAGACAAATAATAGATTATTTTGATACATTTAGTTATAGATGTATTACATATTGGTTAGTAACAATTGAAAATATATTCAAATATATTATAAATAATTATAGATTATTAATAATGTATCAATTAACTGATTAAATTTCTTCAGTTATTTTTAAAGTTTTATTTTAAAAAATAACTTAAATTTCTTCAGTTATTTTTAAAGTTTTATTTTAAAAAATAACTTAAATTTCTTCAGTTATTTTTAAAGTTTTATTTTAAAAAAATAACTTAAATTTCTTCAGTTATTTTTAAAGTTTTATTTAAAAAAAATAACTTAAATTTCTTCAGTTATTTTTAAAGTTTTATTTTAAAAAATAACTTAAATTTCTTCAGTTATTTTTAAAGTTTTATTTTAAAAAATAACTTAAATTTCTTCAGTTATTTTTAAAGTAAAACTATGATTTATATTTCTAAAATTAACTCTACTACCATCAGGATATAAAAATTTTATATCAATATAACTAAGACAAGATATTGGAAAATTTTTAGAATATATATTATTAGGATATTGAACAAAAGTATTAAATAAAACATCTCCTGGATTTCCTGATAATAATATTTTTGCAAATGCAGGTTGAATATTATTATTATTAGTATATATATATTCTATATCATTAATATACATTAAAATATAATTATATTTTCCATCTAAATTAATAAAACCATTATTGTATTGTATTATATTTCCTACTGAATCAAGATTATTAGAATATATATAATTATCTTGATTTGTAATTATTGAATTAAATTCTGTTATTGAATAATCATCACCTACATTTTTAAATCCTAATATATCACCAAATGTATCATTCTTATTAAAATAAAAACTTACTTGAGTTTTTGATTTAATAAGAATATCTTCTCCACCACTACTTTCAGTATTAGCAATTGTTATTTTAATTTGACTTTTTTTTCCTAAAATAATATCATAAGTTTGATTTTCTAAATTTTTATTATATACAGTATGAGTTTTATTTATATAACTTGCATCAATTGATAATATTTGATTTATATTAACAATATCTTTTAATGTTATATTAGTTGATTGAGATATTATTATTGTATCATTTATATCTACAATATTATTAGGATGACTTATATTTAATACATAATAATTATCATTATCAATAGTTATTAATTTAATAGATAAACTATTTGGTAATTTAGTTAAATTATAAGGTTTAAATGATATAATATGAGAACTAATATCTAATGTTATATCAAAATTATTATATTTTTTAATTATATTACTATTTATTCTTTCAACTTTATTTATACTTGAATTTAATTTGTCTATTAAATTTGTAGCATTATAAAATCCTGAAGGTATAATAACCTTATATATATAATCACCATCTTCTATATTTTTCCAATATAATTTATCATTTATATTTTCCTTTATTAAAATGTCTATATAAGGAAATTCTGAACTAACTAATTCAATATTAGTTATATTATTAAAACTTTTTTTTAGAAATATAGTATAATTATCTACATAAGGATATCCAAGAATTGAATTAATTATTTTAAATATTTGGATTTTATCACCCCCTTCATTAGATGTATTAAAAGAATAATAATTTAATAAAATTTCAAATTCATTTTCATTATTAATTTTATTAATTGTATAAGAATTTTGATAATTAAAATTATTAATAGGATAATTAGCATTGATGTTGCCTAGTTTAATACCATTAATATGTAAATATGATATTTTAAATATTTGATTTATATTATAATCAGAATCAGATACAAATATATTAGGTAATTCAAAAAATAAACAATGTTGATTCAATAAATTAATATTAAATGAATTAAATAATTCAGTTGATATATTAGTTAATAAATTTAAAGTTGATTCTGCAATATCATTAGCTATCAATACTTTTTTAATACCTAATAAATAATTAAATGGAATATTTTTAATTAAATTATTTTCGGTTTGATTACCATATATTTCAATATTTATATATAAATCTTTAGTAAATTGTGTATAATTAATATTAATTAAATTATTTTCAAAATAAATCATGGCATATTTAAAGTTATTAATTAAATATATAGGATTAGATAATATCTTATATATACCTGATACATTTTGAATAATAATATTATCTCCTTGTAATAAATTATGGAGAGGATAATTTATTTTAATTATATTACTATTTAATGTAAAATATAATGGATTATTAGGAAGAACTTTATTATTAGATTTATAAATATGTTTTGGATACATACTTCTATAGGTACTATCTATGTTTAATAAAGTTATTTTTGGCATATATAAAAATATAATATAATTATCATTTTATATATTATATTTTTATATAGCCAAAAATATAATATAATTATCATTTTATATATTATATTTTTATATAGCCAAAAATATAATATAATTATCATTTTATATATTATATTTTTATATAGCCAAAAATATAATATAATTATCATTTTATATAT